ACCAGTAAAGCAGTAGAGGTCGAAGGAGCAGCTTGGTTAGGTGCATACACGTATACACCAAAAGCAGCGGTGCGGACTCCGCTGTCATCGGGGTATCCCTCGTTAGAAACAAGGAAGATATCCTCGACCATCGCACCATCTTCGGATGGGATGTCGCCCACACGGACTAACTGGATTAGATCAGAAAAGTCCGGATTGCCTTGATCAGAGATTACTGTCGTTCCGCTGTTGATCTTCGCACCCCGAAAGAACGGGCGGTCAACCATCAACGGTTGCTTGTTAGTCGAGGTGGAGGCCATTGTTACTTAGGTCAGTCTTGCTATGTAAGCAGTTTACGTGGTGTATCAGAAGAAAGTATCTTTAGCCTTCTGACCAAACCCATAGTTATTTTGAGTAGCTGCGTCCTGTATCTGTGGGATGCTAAGTCCATCTTTTAAAGCTTTGACAATGGCTGGGAAACCAAGAGTGTTTGGTGTTCCGCCTTCTCCAATATATTTTTGAAGATCAAAATCGGGGTCATCACTAACATCTACCTCTGGAGATCCGAAAGTAGGCATTAAGCCTTCCTGCATATACCTGAAGTAATCCTCCTCAGAGATTTTACCGCCTTTGAGAAGTGATTCTACGGCTTTATCTGTGCGACTTTGTGACCTACGGGCAGCTTCTTCTCTCTTTGCTTCTCTAACTGCAGTTTCATTGCGTTCACGTGATTTTTCGAGTTGCTCCAAAAGCATTCCCTGCATACGGTCATTACCAAAACGCATTTGACCGCCGCCTTGGTAGCCACGCTTGAAGGCAGCCGCTGCTTCAAGGTAAGGAAGAACGTCTCCGGCAATGTTGTCGAGTTTTTCGATAAAACTCTGTCCTTGATTTTCCATAGTTAAGTGCCTCGTAAGTGTAGTTTAGGTCTATCGAAACTTAGGGTACTGACCAAATGAACTCATATATTGATTGACACGTTGAAGAGCATCTTGAGTAATTGGTCGAGTTGCAGCCTCCATATCAAAAGCTCCTTGGGTGGGGTTAACCCCAACTTCACCAGCTGCTTCTGCGTTACCTTGAGCGTTCGCACCTAAATCAGACCCGAGCTCAGTATTAGTCACAGTTGTAGTCATGGCCTCAGCGCTCTGTTGATTAGCGTTGGGATCTGCCATCTGCTGACGTTGTAGCTCGTAAGCCAGTTGAGGAAAGTTCTGAGCCCAAGCTTGAAGACCAGAGTCACCTTCAGACCTCACAGCCATCATGTCGTTGATTTGTCTGCGGACATCGGCTTGATTTGTATAAGCTTCGCGAGCTGCAAAATATTCATCAGCTGTTGCGTATTTCTCAGGACTCAAGGGCTCCGTAGCCCGGACGATTTCTGCAGCCATAGGGTCAGATTGAGCTAGAGCTGACCGAATATTACTGTTTAGTGCTTCATTATTAGTGTTCTGACTAATCAGTGTAGGAGGGGTCGGATCAATATTTCCGAGAGAAGGAGGGTTATTGGGAACAAGCTGACTAGGAGCTTCTCCTAAAGGTGTTCCGTCGTTTTCCCTAAGGAAAGGTGTGACTGGTGCAGAAACCCTTGCAGTTGTTTCGCCAGTTTGGTCTTGATTCATACCTCCAATTAAGGCAGCAATACCTCCAGCACCAAGACCTAACTTCCCGAGAAGATTTAAATCTACGAATTGATTACCGCCAGCTGCATTACGCATTTGATCGGCAAAGACTTGAATCTCGTCAGCAGCAGAACCTATGTTGTAACGACCAGGGCCTCTTGTAAGTCCAGATTCAGCTGCCTCTCTAGCTAAACCTTCCGCTGCTTCCTTAGCACTTTCATTGGCAAGAGTACGCCCCATGCTGATCCGAACATTGTCAGGATCCCCACTGGATTTCATTGGGGAATAAGTCCGACTACCTTTTCCAGGTTGTGTCAAAGGAAAGCGAAGTTGAGTGCCTTCAATACCTCGAGTTGGCGTAGCTGGATTAGGTCCCATGGGTACTACTCGACCTCCCATCCGATTTAAAACAGTGTCAGGACGGGCACCATCAGGGAGTGCTCTATTAAACTCAGGACGAGGAGCTTGAGTAGCTCTTGTTGCTGCAATCTGTCTATTTACAGCTTGAGGGCTTTCGCCAATCAAGCCCTCTCCCATATCTCTACCAATTCGACCGAACTCAGGACGAGGTGCTTGTCTAGCAGGAACGCGTTTAAGAACTGAACTTGGTACTAAGTCGTCTACCAAACTACCGACATTTGCACCCATCCTCCGCAAACCCGACAAAGCTTTGTTGACGAGAGCTGGATTATCCATCTGCTGGACAGCAGGCATGATCAGTCGAGCCAGATCATCTGCGTTTTGAATACCTAATTTTCCAACAGCAGCACCAATACCTGAATACATAGTCAAACCTCTAAAAAAAGGTTATTCACATTGATCTCACTTTAGCGCCAATTTTTATAAAAGTAGAGACGATCAGACCGTGATACATCAGGAGGTCCAGGGATTGCCTGAATAAATTCTCCTCCGCTCCTCTCAAACCTGTAACGAGACGCCACAGGATCCTTGTAATTCGGAACGTAAAGCATCTCTGCTAAACGATTGCATTCGTACAGATAGTTTTCACGCCAGATTCTGGCAGTCTCTCGTTTGTCCTGAATGCTGATCGAACGAGAGACGTCACCAAGAATAGTCTCTTGACGGCTAGTGGCCCGACCTGTAGCAAGTTCAGTCAAGCGCTCTGCATCTTCACAGCGCTCAACCTGCTGAACAATCTTGTCGTTATAAAACTCACTAGGAATGCTATTGCAAGCTTCGAGAAGTCTTGCGTAATCACCAGCAGGAACCGTGGCGATGTTATATCCCAAGTGATACGCGACTCTACTGAAATTAAAATCGTCTAACGCGTACCCAAATACCTGAGCAGGGTTGCGAGACAGCTGATTAACAGCTGCGTAAACTATTTCACGTTTACTGGCGTCAGTAGAAGTGGCGTTAAAAGTTACACCCTGCTGTGCAAGGTAACTTTGAATTTGCTCAAGTTCGTTTTGAGATAATTGCGCCACGACTACTGCTTCTTACTTTTACTTATTCTACGTACACAGACCCAGTAGCAAACACTTCGATCCAATCAACTCGTTTTATAGTTTCGAGTTGTTCGAGTTTGGTGAAGCGTTCACCTGGTAAAGATTGACGAAGTTCTACGATTTCTTTTGCAGTTTTAAGACCTACACCCGGTAAACACTGCGATAAACCTTCGGGAGTCAACGTATTAAGGTTGATTCTTGTGTCAACAGGAGGTAAGGGCTTAACAACTGACGGTTTGTCGTCTGATTTTTTAGCAGTTCGGCGTCCGCGACGTGTTTGCAGTTGATTTCCCTTAGGTTCTTCAACGTTTTCTTCTACGAGAGCGTCAACCTGGTCTTTATGGGCGATAAACACCTTACCGGTTGTTGTAGAGCGCACCATGAAGTACTCACCCTCGTCTAGAGTTGAAATTACGTCAATTTTGACGCCACTTGGCTTGTATACTTTCGAAGACATCTGAATAGTCAGTATGTAAGCAGCAGCTTAGGTCAAAATCTTTGTAATTTTGCTTATTTGGGGCTCAGTCCGTCTAATCCGTCAAGTGAGTTACCTAAACTATCCAAAAATTTTCTTCTATCAGCCCAAGTGTCACCGCCTACCTCCCCTTTTTTACGATTTATACACTGAGGGGAGTTCACTGTGTTGCAAACAAGCCCTGCAAGGTCATATTCGCTACCTATTGCACCAGTCGCCCAGTGATGAACTCCGTTTAACCACACCGCGCCGCATTTTTCACATTCTTTACGGCTTAGTTTGAAATCTGAGAGGTCTTTACCGTCCATGTGTTGGAGGAAGAAAGTGCTCTTTGTTAACTTTGGCGGTTAGTAAACAAAATGCACAAAACATTTGCATAAGAACATTAAATCAAAAAAAAGACCCCTTCGAAAAGGAGTCTTTGTGTACCAATCAAGTTCTCTCTGAGGATCAGGAGGGGCTTGTAGAAGTGTATGTCTGAGATTCGACCAGACCATCGGGTTGCAGAGCAACATCCTGGCGCTCGGGTGGCTCATCGGCAACAATCCAGCAAACTTCGGCAATAGCCAAAGCTTTGTTTTCGCCGGAAAGTTTTCCGTTGGTAGCACGAGGATCGTAGATACCCGAACCTTGAGCTAGACCAGAAGCAGAGGCACCGCCAAGATCGGTGGTAGTGAAGAGTTTCCACTGAGTCTCCGAACCCAGAGCCGCGAGGCTGCTGGAATCGATGATGTTGGTGGAACCAACGCTGCCATTAGCAATGCGGCTGCTGGCACCGGTGAGAGAAACACCGAACTGACCAGAGACAACAGTGCCGTTATCTCTAAGACCTTCACCCACAGCGGGGATAAGAGTCAGTTGAGGAGTAGCGGAACCGCCGAATACTCCGGAGCTAACAACGTCGCCGCCGTCAACACGCAGAGAAGCGCGATACACATAAGCACCAGCAGGTGCCTTGATGCCATCAGCGATATCAGCCCGTACATCCTTATGGAAGTCGGGTGAAGGGATGATGACATTTCCGTTCAAGAACGGAGTGCCCGAAGCGTAAGCTTGGGTGTAGTAAGAAAGTTGGTTAGTGGTTCCAAGAGCTTGGAAGCTCAGGTCCAAATAGCCAACAGCTTGCTGTGCAATCCAGCCAGGTTGGAAAACAACACCGACAGGACCACCAACGGGTTGGTTGGTGTAGCTCGTCTGAACGCCATTGGCGTTCTCGAACTGCATGGTCTTTTCTTCGTGCCAGTAACGAAGAACGTTCGTATAGTTACCAGGATAAATCTTGGAAACGTGAACCTGATTTGGGTTAATAGTCATAGTTAGTTACCTCCTCAAGCGTCGAAAGAGTAACCAACGGTAACGAAATCTGCATTAAGCAGTTCGAAACCGGCATACAACGACCAAATCATCTGGATGAACCGGCTGAAGTCGTCGTTGTTATTAAGGAGCACCTGGGCATTGTTGCCGCCGATGCCTACGCCGACACACTGAGGACCGAAGAAGATACCAACAGCGGCGTTGTAATCTTGAGCGGCACCTGCAACTGTCGCAGCTTGAGTCTGAGAAGGCATGTTGGTGGATTCGAAGAATCGCACACCCTCAAAGACGAAGCCAGTCGGCATAATTGGTTCGCCAGCCACAAAAGTAGCTTGGCCGAAGCCCTGACCCATGTACAGTGCAGCGTTAGGCTGCATGCCTGACATAAGGGGATTGATTTGACCGTTACCGGGGTAGCGAGCCACCTCACGGAAGTCAGAGTTTTGACGCAAGTGCATCAAAAATGTAGGGTCACAGATGCAGCGGTAGAAACCGTCCTGGAAGGTCGGAGTATTACGCTTGCGTAGGGACTTGACTACACGAAGGAGGTCATCCTTGACGTCAAATTTGGCTTGCTCAGCGTTGGTGTAAGTTAATGCACCGGTAGCGAGATCGCCGGGGAAATAGTAACCACCTTGGGAATCAGAAGCCTGACCCTTAGATACGGACTTAAGGAGTTCATTAATGAACACCCGGTCGCGCCAACGGCGGTAGTCATCAAGCAGAGTCAAGCTGCCGATTGACTGGTGGAAGGTGGTGAGGTTACCAGTGTCCAGCAAAAGACGCTGAGCAGTGATAAGAGTCTCACGCGCAATCTTGAATGTAGAAGGCTGTGTAGGATCACTAGGATCTGCAGGCCCTGTATATTCACGAAGGGTTACTTGAACCTTATCTTTTACGATATTCCTGCTGTTTGCAGTACCAATCGTTTGCTCTGCTGTACGCTCACGTGACTCCTTAGAGCCAGGGTTACCGAAGAACCGGTACCGATCGAGTTGTACCGTCTGACCTGGCTGCTTAGAAAAGTCATGTACGACCACTGGTTCAGCGGCCATTTCCACGACGTAAGCAGGGTGCGGACGGTAAAGCTCAGCACCGAGAATCTTCGGAAAATCGTTGTCAATAAACAACTGACTTCTCGAAAAAACTACTTTTTAAATATACCTAAGTTTTTAACCTTCTAGTTTTTTAGTGTTGCAAACGTAGAGGTTAAAGACTTTTTTGATTAGAACTATTCACACTAGGACTGAAGGTGCGTACCATGTTTCGAACCCCCTCACCAAGTTTTCCGTACACAGAGCCGTAATTAGGTACGTATCTACTTGATTTACCTCTATAACTATTACGAACAGGTGAGCCCATCTGACCAGGTACACCTGTATATCTACTTTCTGTAAATGTTTGGCAATAAACGGGATAGTGATAAACCCACGCTGCTCGTGAGCCTGATTGGTCGTTAGTAGGGTTGGTAAGAGCTGGGGCTGCTATACGCGGTTGAGCGACTGCTCCACCGGTAATACCTCCTCCATCAGAAGTATTAGTGTTACTGCCAGGAGTCTGAAAAGGTGAATAAAGTTGATTATCAGGTACCTGTTCGCCATACCAGGTAAAACTTCCAAAGTTTCTTAACCCAGGCTGAGGGCCTATAGCTGTTTGAACGGTGGAGTTTGCAGTGCTGTAGAGACCTTGTTGCCTATACCCTTCATAACTTGTCAGTAGTCCTGATGCACGTGGGTTAACGTTTTCGTAATTAGTCCAGTAACCAGAAGGAGCTGGGGTAATAGCTTTCCATTCAGTAGAAAAATACCCCGATAAATTTGGTGGCCCAACTGGTATTCGTCCAAAGTCGGCTCCTTGATCTAAAACACCGTTCCAGGTTTGTTGAATATTGGAAGGAGGGATATATCCACTTGAGATAGTCAAATACGTATCAGTCAGATTCTGATCATTGCCAGTTCTCTGAGGCCCAGATTGAATCGGGTGATACAAATTTTTGTCGTATTTCCAGTTGGATTGAGGAGTGTACACCATAAATTTTCTCGTTTCCTTTTTTAACTTTAGACTAAGAAAACAGAAGATATTTTTCTAACTTTGTCATGCTTAGTGATACGGTCAGAGTTCTAGAAGTGGTGTTTGAAGATCCGGAAACCACCCTGTCCAGTTTTTCTGGATCGATTACTGAATCTCTAGTACATCCAAAAAAATTAAAAAAGTTAGCAATATATTTTTTAAAAACAGTAATCGCAGGTTACCTATTGGCTACTTTCGTAAGCCCTGCTGTAGCAGAAAGATTAAAACTCACAAGAAAAGAGGCTATTGCGATATCTTTTGTCTGCGGTTACGCAGGAATAAGAATTATCGCTATGGCCGAAAAAACACTTGAAAAAAAATTTATCTCACAAATAGGAGAAATTCATCCCAGTTCAACAGATTCAAAAAATGATTCAGGTTCAGGCGAAGGCTGACTATCTTCAGTAGTAGTCTGACTATCTTCAACCTTAGGTGTTGCCTCCACGGGTTGATCCTGATTGACTTTTTTCTTGCGAGGGCGGTCGTTACCAGTTCTCATATGAAGTCCTAGATCTAGTTAGAGGTTAGCAAAAAAAATTCCCCCATTTCTGGAGGAATGTGCTCACCTTGGTAATGGTAGCTAAGACCTTTCCAGTTAGGAAGGATCCATAAACAACAGTTTATTACGAAGAGCATCCGAGCCCATGTTGTTGAGGATGCGCCATGCATTCTCAGGACTACGGTTCATAGTGTTCTGGAACTGTTCCCACTGCTGCTGAGGAGCAACGTTGTTATTTGAGCCACCAGCACCAACAGGTGGTGCAGGCATGTCGTAGTTTTGCTCGTAAGCCTGAGGCTGTTGAGTGCCTTGGGTCTGAAGAGCGTTTTCATCCACATCTACAGGGAAAACTTCGGTGAAGAAGCGGTCGGTGTAGTTGGCCAGATGATCTGGATCAGTCAAGATGACTTGCATCGCATCATGGCGAGCAGCCAGGTTGTCCATCTTGGTTCCTTGGTCGATCAATAGATCTTCCAGGGAGCAAGAGTACTGATTAAGAATGCCTGGAGCTTCAATACCGAAGTGACTAACGACCTCGGCGGTTACGGGGCTGATTCCTGCGCTCTGGCCCGTAGAAACTTGCGAGGAAGTTTGGGTCGGTGAGGCGCTGATATTGGATATCGGCGCTACCTGGGGCTCCTGATAAGCCCAAGGCTGGGCCTGTAAAACTTGATTGCTCTGTGGAGTAACCTGCGCGGGTGCCTCCAGGTAGGGAGACTGTGGAGTTTGGCTGAGGGATTGAGAGTTCACCTGAGAGAGGACCCTCTCCAAAGAACCCATTGCCTGTTCCCACGGGTTGCTGCTCGGGGAAGATTGATACGTTGACGGGTTGTACTGGTTGCTGATAGTAGGGTCCGTAGCCGGTGCCACCTGGGACGGCGGTTGGGCTGTAGGTACCGAAGCTGCCACCGGGGTAGCTGCTTGCGGAACCCATTGGGGGTACCCTACTGAGCCCTGGTCCTGTACCGCCGGTGCTGCCGCCGGGGAGACCGGGCTCGGGGTCGAAGCTTGGATCTGCTGGTTCATAGCTACCCGAGTAAGTTAATTCCTCTGCGAGGTGATCGAATGTCCTGTAAAGGAGAGGAGTGATATTCAGTCTAGGATCAGCCGCTAGAGGTTGATTAGGCGCAAGAGGATGCGGAGACTGCAACATCTGGCTTAATAATACCAGAAATTGCTGCATTGCCGACTGTGTTTGTTGAACCATTCTGAAAGGAAAGCCTTTCAACATTTCGGCTCGCTCAGAATCAGTTTTCTCAGGAAAAAGAAACTTTAGAGCTTCAACACTGTCAACACCTAACTCCTGTAAGTTACGAACAACAATAGATTTTTGATTGATGTCGTAAGCGGTGTCTTCGTAAACATCACCTTGAAAACGATAAGTTACCTCACGTTCTCCATCTTCAGGTAAGCCTACAACTCCTGGAGGGACTGCGTTCTCCTGAAGTGCTTGTTTAATCATTTGAGTAACTTTTGCCTCAAACTTAGCCAAAGAACGTTGGTATTTCTCTATATTTTCTTCGGTTTCTTCTTTAGGCGGTTTGGGTTCTTTTAAACCCGAAGCAGCGATAAAGGACTCCCGAAAAATTGTCTCCTGGTGGTACAACATCATCTCTAAGAGACGGTTAAAGCCATAAGTAAGGAAGGACTTATTCTTCCTTAAGGCGGTGGCTTGAGCACGTCCCATCAAACCCTTGAGCTCAGTTGCAGTAGCACCTGCAGAGATTGAAATCTCATCTACGCCGCCTAAAGCTGTGCGAATCTCTTCCCTAAGAAGAAGGGTATATCGGTTCATGTCCCCGTTAACAGGGTCAGGAGTCATATAACCGACTCGGTCAGAAGGCTCGACGTTCGCGATAATCCGAGGCACACGAAGTCCGGAACCCATACCGGTCCCAAAAGGCTCACTTACGCGAGTCGAAGGTTGGCTTTGCCCAGCAAAACCACTTTGACTACTAATAGTCGGTCTGAAAGTGCTCTGAGTATCATTGGCTTCCACAAGGTCACTTCTGGGCCGAGAACTAATCAGTGTCGGGTTACCGAAAAACTCAATGTTCTTAGCGATATTGCGAGTAAGTTCGTCGTGAAGGACGAGCTGCGTCATAAAAGGATCAAACTCACCCTCTCCTTCCGTACCACTTGCGTTGGGTTTGTTTAAAACTTCTACCGCAGGTATAAAACCTAATGTGTTAGGTCGTTGCTTGGAGGGAGTTAGAACAGTTCCTGGTTCAAGATCGAAGCTAAGCTCTGAGTCAGTCTCAACTTCGCTGATTTCCTCGGATGTAATCGCCAAACGCACATAACGCTTGTTTGCGTTAGCTGTAGTGCTAGGAAGTCCAAGGCCCTGATTTTTAACTTTATAAGAGTAAATAATAATGACTTCTTCTACTTCACCGTTTAAGTCGTGATAAACCCGGTATTGATTTTTATTGAAAAAATAAACCTGATACTTCAATTTTGGGTCAGGTCGGAAGTAAAAGAGACCACTTCCGTCAATTAAAAAATTCCTGATGATAGAAGGAAAACGAATATCAAGTCTATTGAGAGCTATGATATCATGCAGAAATTTTGTACGCCCTTTGAACGTATCTTGATCACAATAGAAAGCAAGACCCTTCTTAATCATAAGAAGAATCATTTGCTGTAAATGACTCAAAACAACCATCGTGGATGATTGACTACTTCGATCTTGAGTGCGGGACGCCTCTAAGATCTCATTAAATCTAGTTCGAGTCTCTGAAGAGGTAGACATCTGTACGCACGGGATAAACAGAACCTTTTAAGGTTCATTTTTTAGAGCTATTTGCTTTTGCCTTACGGGCTTTAGCCAGAGCTCGTTCACGAGTCTCCTTTTTACTCTCTTGACCTTCTCCTTCAGAAGATTCTTTCTCTTCGTTCTTTTTCTTGAACTTCTCCAAGAGTTCGGGAGGCATTTTGTTAGCCATCGGGAAAAAGATACTCTTTTACTCTTTTTAGTTTAACTGCTTCCTTAGGCAAATCTTCAACAGGATACGAAGTCAATAGGTGGTCCTCTCGCCCCAACATATCCGTTTTACCTTCCTCAGGTACAAAGTCCTCACAGAGTTTCTGTACTTCAGGCTTATCCCAAATGTAATACTCAGCAATCGAGCGGAGTTTGAGCTTACGTTTTTCGGCATCACCCATCCAGGAAAGATGCCAACCGGCGTCTCGGACACCAAAGTATCGGTTCTCCGTGGACGCCCGCATAGAAGATAAAGTTCCAAATGCTTTTAATTTTTCAACAGTTGACACAACGCCACACCTCCAATCAAACAGCTCACCTTTAGGCGACATCAACTGCCTGTCTGCTCTGCCGTAGTGCATGCTCATACTGAGACGCACGATTTTATCTTTCTCTTCTTCAACTACTTCAAGTAGTTCAGGGAACTTAGAGGGGTTAGCGATTTCATCACAGTCACTACAGATGAAGACAGTATCATCCGGCATCATGTGGAGGCCAACGCCAAGAGCATCACGTTGCCCACGTTCACGAACCCATGGATCTGGTGCTTCTTCATAAGAAGGAAGCTCACAGTGAAGTACTTGAATCTTCTCCTCAGGAAGACCAAGTTCACGAATTGCGTCTAAACATGTAAAAGGTTTTTCTTCACCGCGGTGTGTACGGTTCGCGTCTGTAATTAAAAATCCATCTACGTGATCTTCAAGAGTTCGAATACGAAGCTCTAAAAGCTCCTTTTCGTTAAAATATGTAAACGTGTCGATCAGCATCTGACAGTTCTAACTGCCAACATACTAGCCGCGATCTGCTAAATATTTAGAGACTTTGGCACGAGCCCTAACTACAGAGTTTTCAGTCGGCTCTGGAACATCATCGTACTGATCAGACGGAGGAGCGGGATTCTCAGGGTTTGGTGCGTAGTTCAGATCAGTGCGTTCATCATCGAGTTCCTCCACAAAAGCTTCAGTAGAAGGTCTGTTAACACGACGCTGCTCATCTGCAGCTCGCATGTTCATGTCATACGCTTTAGAAAAACCAAAAGCTGCGCGGTCGTAAGCATTCATAGTTAGTAAAGGACGATTGCCCCTTCAATAGATCCGCCACTGATTGCGGTTAGTCCCCAATCGAGTTTTTGATCACCCACTAAATTTTCAACATGTAAAAGTTGACCAGGGCCATCGTTTAGCTCCACATAGACGTCATCTTTGCCAGAACTAGACTTGGCTTCTATAAACACACATCGACAGGTAGCAAAACGTTTCTCTCCATCAGCAGGTTTCCACAAAAAACCGCTTGCCATTGGAAGAGAATTTTGCTGTCCGTAGACAGTTCCAAAGGCTCGTATATCCATTACTAAAAATTGTTTAAATCAATCTTAGCTCTTTTTGTCCAATAGTCGATTTAAATACCAACCAGCTTTTGCTAGGTCTTCGTCTCCGTTCTTAAGTTTTTCACGAGATATATATTTTAAGATGTTGCCTTTACAGAACCCTCGAAATTCTTCTTCTGTTAAAACAGACTGAAGGTAGTCAATTGTCTCAATAGACCCGGAAGTGTAATGGTTAGGGTGATTTACCAAATCTTCTTTCATTTTTGGTTTTGAGGTGGCGGCAACTTTCACTCTGTACTCAAAGTCAGAAAAGACGGAATCCAAAAATTTCCGATATATCTAGAACGGAGCCTAGCTGCTGATTCAACTCGACGCTGTACTTTGTATCAAGATGTTCGAGCATCGCGTAAGGAGCTACTCGCAGTTTACCTTTATCAAGAATGACGGGAACCGCACGTTTGTGGTCTTGGCCGGGAAGCAAATTCTCAAAAGCAGTTCCTAAAGAACTTCTGTCAGCAATAGGCCAACAACGATGCTGGACTCTTTCAAAACTTTTTACAGGATCCGCACTAAAAGAAGCTACATATACATTTGCCATATCCTGATCTAAGATCATCATCCCCATGTAAGGATTGCTAAGTGTTACAAAACCTGCAATAGCATCGTTAGGTGTCAACACTGTCTCAGACACAAAATCAATATCGCCCCAGACTTTACGAGTTGGTGCGTTCAGCTCGACAACTCTGTGATTATCAAACGGAACTGACTTTCCTTCAAACTTTTCAAACCTACAAAAACCAGGTTCTAAGTTAAGACTCTTGAGTCGATCTTTCCAGGAATGCCAGTAGAGAAAATGCTCACTACTGAAGAGCATGTCATTCTCTGTATAGATATAGTAGTCATACATTTTATTTAATATGGCTTGTTTTAGTAATGGTTTGTGAGCCCACGTCAGCGAGAACCCTTCATACTTCTTCTCAGCAACGACAACAGTGATTGAGTTCAACTCGACGTTGGGTTTCAACAACTCTTCAAGAGCAATTTTATCTTCAGCGTGGTCGTTATCGATATAAATAAAAACATCTATAACTCCTGGTATTTCTGAATAACCTCTAAGAGTTTTTAACAGAACATCGAAGCGGTCAAGTGGGTTGTGAGCAGTGACAAAAATTAAAAATGAAGAGTTATTCATTAGTACTCCACCTGAAAATTACCTCTGCGTTGCAGGAAACACATTAAGTGAGTGTATGCGTCAAGAAGGTCGTCATGCGACGTAGCACCAAGATTGATCAATTGATCAAAGAGCTGATCAAATTTTCGATAGCGATTAAAAATCACCTTTTTATTTTCAAGCAGTCCCAACGTCCCTCTAAACCGAGAAATTTTGTCACCTCTGAAACCTTTCACTTCATTAATGTGCAGGTTACCAAGCCCCCACTCGTTCAACATAATCCGTTTTAAATCAGCAGATAGAGATGCTTGGTAAGCTACAGATTCAACAACCAACGTACATGTTGAGTATGTAGGAAAATACTGTCCTTCAGAGTTCTCCTGAAGGATCCCCCACTCCACAAGCATTTTTGCCAGCAAGTCTATTTTCTCCAGGTTTCCGATAGATCTGACTTGATGTGCATCGATGATGTAGTACTTATCTTTAAACCGTCCTCCAAGAACAAATGCTGTGTAATCAGAAGTTTCGTTCTTGCTGGCCGATAGGTCTATACCAATTGCCAGACTATCAAATTCAGTGATCACATCACCCTTGACCAGAAGGTCTGGTGACAGGATCAAATCCGATGTCATCACTGGTTGTTGCTGGTACTGGAAAGCAAAAGCAACGGGATCTAATTCTTTCTGGCCTTGTAGGTAGTCAACACTCCACTGCTCGGGCCAATAACTGACTGCCTCTCCCTCGTCATCATATGTAAGAGCTTCTTGCTGGACTTGCTTCCACCCTTTGCTGGGAATAAACATCGTTTTGTGAATATCGAGCGGATGAAAACGGGTACCTAGACAGATAGAACGACCACCTTCAAAAATAATTGGTGCAATAACCGAAGACCAGTTGTTGTTCATTTCCTTCCTAATGGCCGGGTTCTTAATGTCTGTACTTGACTTAATAGGGTCATCCACGATGACAAGGTGAGCGCGTTTAGACGTGATACTTCCTCTAAGACCAGCGGCTCTTAGCGTAAATTCTTCGTCACCAACACGACTGATGCCTGCATAATCAAAGTCAATACTCCAACCAATATCCGACTGCATACCAGACCGCAACTGGACTTTGGGAAAAATCTTTTTAAATGTTGAAGAGTCGATTATCTGTTTGATGATTCGACTTTTTGGAATAGCCGTGGCGATGTTGTAAGAGCAGTAAATAATTTGAAGAGATAGCCCCGCTGTCGTATGCCGCCCGATAATCCAAGCAGTAAACATGTTCAATACTGTTGACTTCGCGCTACCACGTGGGGCAAGAATGTCTAGATTTGGTCCTGCGATATCTAAAAGGTACCTGTTGCTCTCACCAGTAATTAGGTGTTTATGCCACTCCAGCATATGAGCTGCTGGCGCTTTATCCATAAGCGTACAGAACGTATGGAAGTCATCTGCTGCTCTTGTAAATATACTATCTAACTCAGGGTTCTCAGAGTTTATTGCTTTTGCAGCACGTAATTTAAGACTCCTACGATGTGCAAATGTCTCGCGACTAGGCATGTCTTTTTAAGAAGTGGCTTTATAGTGATATGAAAATTCTACTCGCCAAATGGCAAAAATTCTCTGGTACGGAGACATCCTGTCGAATACGGGATTCGCCCGAGTAACACATAGTATTCTGAAACATCTGTCGTCACAGCATGAAATTGTTGCTTACGGTATTAACTACAATGGTGATCCTCATTCTCTTCCCTTCCGGGTATACCCAGCGGCAGCAGGAAACCCCTCTGATCGATTTGGAATCGGACGCCTTCCGCAGATAGTAGAAACAGAAAAACCGGACTTCATTATCTGTCTTAACGACATTTGGATCGTGAACCAAGTGTGGGAAAGGGTACACCTCCTAAAAGACAGTATCAAATTTAAATTTATTGCATACTTCCCAATCGACTCTGAATACTACATAAGCAGCCTGTTGCGGTATATCAAAGATTGGGACTTTGCGATCACCTTCTCCGTCGAACAGGCCAATCGCCTAATGAAGCAAGGCGTTAAGCCAAAGCTTCTTGGTGTCATTCCTCACGGGCTTGATCAAGGTAAGTTCTTTCCAATGGATAAAAGTGAAGCGCGTAAGCAACTTAGGATTCCCGAAGATATGTTTATTGTCTTAAACGCAAACCGAAATCAACCGAGAAAGCAAATTGATCTAACAATCAAAGCTTTTGCCAAGTTCGCAAAAGACAAGAGTGACACTCGCTTATACCTGCATATGTCTGAGAAAGACCTTGGTTGGGATGTTCGAGCAATTTTTGACGCAGAGATGCGTCGAAATGATATTGATCCTGCCGAACGGATGATTATGACGAGCAACAACATCAACTATATGGACGCACCCCCAGACGAACTTCTAAATAAAATATATAACGCATGTGACGTTGGTATTAACACTGCCAATGGGGAAGGGTGGGGTCTAGTGCCCTTTGAACACGCTTCATGCAAACGGCCTTTGGTTCTTCCTAACCACACCTCATCTGCTGATATCTGGAAAGACAGTGCTGAATTAGCAGACATTGCTGCGTGGATTTACGACAAAGATCTAGGCGTGGAAAGAGGAATTGTTGATGTCGATGATATGGCGGAACGTCTAACCAAGCTTTACTGGGACAAGGAGCACTACGACAAAGTCGCAGACGCTTGTTTTAAAACAACACAAAACCCTTCGTTCCGCTGGGACAAGATTTCTGAAGGTTTTAACTCTGCTATCGAGGAGCTTTCAAAATGACAGCACAATTTCACCGCTATCGCACTGTCTATCAAAACGTTGTGATGAACGCTTACGCCCCGACCAAGTCTGGATACCCGTCTGTGTACGAACAGGCTTATGACATCGGAGGAAACTTTACACGAATTAAGTACGGGTTCCCAGAAGGAAGTGTTGCTAACTTTAGCCCCTGCGTAATTCGACATAGAGACGCAACTCTTATCGCGTGGCGATCACAACCAGAACCGTTTGTCTTTAGGCACGATAAAAAGTATTTCTATTACAACAACACACCTACCGACATCTGGATTGGTCAGATGGTCAATGATGAAACTATTTTTGCGCCTCGTAACTTATTTGACCGCAAGCATCGGCTGAGCTACGAAGATCCTCGAATTTTTGTTGCTCCGGATGACACGTTGATGTGTCAGTTTGTGACCAGCACGTATGCGTCTAAGTGGGACTCATCAAGCCACAAAATATTGACAGCCCCCAAGGTGTGTACTGGGGCTATAGACGAATTCGGTAAACTCACCGATTGCTACTTCCCCCCAGTGGGGATGAATCAAGAAAAGGATAAAGCAGAGAAAAACTGGTGTTTCTTCTCAGACAAAGAAGATCTACGACTTCTTTACTCGACTAAACCTATTGTTATTAAAACGCCAGGTGAAGAAGACAAGGTCATAGATTCTTCGTGTCTCAACAAAATCACTGGAGAATTTCCTACTTTTAACTCCACAGCGCCTATTCCAGTTGATGACGAATGGCTTGTGTTCTGTCACTGGAAATACATGGTCAGCGAAATGAATCGTCGTCCTTATCTTTTATACTGTCTTGGTGCTTACACACTTGATAAAGACTTTACCAAGATCACAAGAGTACTAGATGAACCCTTATTTGCTGGTTCAACAAATGACGAACTCGTAACTTGGTCTGATGCTGTAGGTAATGACATCTCAAATCAACCCGCATGCATACTGCCCTTTGGCTGTTTCGTGGATGACAATGAGGATCTCGTAATGTCTTTAGGTGTTAACGACTCTTTTATGGGTATTTTTAGAACTCCGGTTATAAACGTTCTAAGCTTAATGCGTTCAGTTAATAGTTAATTTTTTCAGAAAATTAACTTTTACAGAAAAAGGCGGACTTATTACTATCCGCCTTAGCAATAATTAAATGGATTACTTGTTCTCGTTTTCTTACGACATCCGAGCTTTACGTTTGGAATATAAGACAACGTGTGACGCTATAAAAAGATGGCCTGGTGGGGACCCTCAAGAACAAGATTTTTTAGAGAAAAAAAAGAAAGAAGTATTTAGACAATTATCTGAATACAACTTTCGAAAAAATTAATCAATTTTTTTATATGCAGAACAATCTGTGGCGTCTGTGCTCATAAACTCTAAAAATCCAATACTACAATTTTCTTTACAATTGTGTATACAGTTATAACAAGGGATACTTGGCTCAGGGACATCTTGAAAAGTTTTAATTGCTTGGGTAATTTTTTTAAGTGCGGCAGAGCGCTCGCGCAAAACTTTAAGCTCTTCTGCAGGGATCTCCCAGGTCGTAACTCTTTGTCCGCAGTTTTTGCATTCGAGTCGACGTCGTCTATGGTTGTAATCGTGACCGGATTGCTGAGAAAGCCTTACTTCCATAACCATAACTGCTTTTAGTCCGCATGAAGAGCACCTGCGAGTCAGCTCTTTAGTTCTAGAAGACAACTTGATTTGATGTGTTTGATCGACTGTAGTCGATTTTTAGGACTTTTCTTCGCGTTCTATCGTTCCCCACACAACAAGCGATGCGTCCTCTAGTAGTGAGTGGACAGTAGGAGCATCCTCGAAACTGTTAAGTAGCTCGCGCAGACAACGGTCAGCACCAGCCAAAAGCAATCCCCTTCGATCTAGACCGTCTGTCATTTGCCTAACGGCTTGGATATGAGAACGAATTTCTTTTTGAAGCACAGCAATCTTAGTCGCAGCCGTCGCGTGATCCAACATCCCAGTCAAAGTCATCTGACGCACGTTGTGAAGATCGATCTTTAGTGCATCAATTTCAATCAAGAGCACTTTTCGTAAGTCATCCTTCGGATACTTCTCCTGAACCCAGGCAGTTAGGTCAGCAATTGAACCTTTGTAACTTGGTTTTAAAAACCGTGCATAAAGGTAAGTCTCAACATCACTCGTGGCGTTTTTTGCATAATGCTTAAAAGCATCCTGCTCAGATTTATCAAGCAAAGACAACCAAGTGCCCACGCTTGTGGAGTCTCCAATTGCAGATTTAATCATGCAAACATTCTGACACCAGCAAGAGCTGCTCGTTTGCCGTAATCTTTAATAGCTAGCTGACCTTTGGTCTGAGCCTTGGTGCGAGCAAGGTCACCTAGCACATTAAGCTTACCTAGCTCTGCTGCAGAGGTGAACTGCTGAGCTCCGAGAGCTAGCTGACCTTCAACATTGGAACGATTAAGAGCTGACTGGCCGACAAATTCTGTTTGTTTTTTGGCAATATCTTGTGCTGTAGCCTCTTCTCTTCCGCGGACTCCGATGTTCGTTTGACCAAGAAGATTAGCCATTTGATTTTCACCAGCCAAAGCAGCGGCTCCAGCTGCAGCCGCAAATTGCGGGGCTTGTAAGTTTGTAGATAATTTAGCTTTCTGAAGATCAGCAAGAGCATCTATACCTTTACCAAATGTATAACCAGCCGTTGAAGATAGAAGTTGAGCTTCTTTTTGAGCTCTTTGAAGACCTTCAGTAAGTATTCCCAGTTGAGCACTGGCTTGAGTTGTTCCTTGCTGACCAATCGCACCTGCCAGAGCGCCTTGCATAGCAGACAATCCTTGATAAGCAGCGGTTAAAGGACTGTTAGCAGCTGCCATTTGTTGAGCAAACTGCAGGTAAGAGTCACCCGCTTGGGAACTTCCACCGCCACCGCCACCGCTTCCGCTGCCCCCACCACCAAAGAGACCTCCTGCCGCAGAGCCTAAACCGCCACCAATCGTGGCACCTAAAGCTGTCCCAACTCCAGGGACGACGGAACCAACAACAGCGCCGAGCGCAGTACCAAGTCCACCAAGTGCACTCATGATCAGATAGGGGATTTAGGAGCAGTAAACGCGCCGCGGCCTTGTGAAACAAAGTTAGCAGCGGCGGTCAGTTGGTTGGGGTTAGGCATACCGGATTGGTAAGCGATTTGCATCATCCCCAGACCAATAGCAGTATCGCGATTAATCTCAGCTTCAGTAATCCCTTTCCAAGCATTGATTGTGTCGCTTTCGATTTTACGGCGTGTCAGTTCACGCGTCTGATTCATCGCGCCTTGCTGATAGGCTGCAATTTGTGTAAGTTTATTTTCAGTCCTAATATCATCAATTTCTTTTAGTAATTCAGGATTTATAGCAGCTTCTGCTAATTTATTTTGAACTTCTAGTTGAGAAACCTGACTTCCTAAAAGTCCCTCTAAAGCTTGTTGTAAAAAACGGTCACTTTTTTGAACCTGATCAAATTCTCTGTCTCTATATCTACGTTCTCGATCAATACCTTCCACCCTTTCCTTTTCTACCTTTTCTGCCGCTTCGACGAGTAGATCTCGCTCTCTTTCTGTAGGTGCAAGAGGATCGATTGTTCGGAAAAGTTTTGTACCTAGACCTAGAGCACCTCCTAGCCCAGCTCCAGCCGCAGCAATGCCTAGGGGTTTAGCAAGAGGTCTAGCAAGACGTCCTATAAGATTAACAGCAGGAACAGGGTTGACCATAATTACTTACCAGTAGCAGCGTATTGCATTGCAGGGTCTGCAATGGTTTGTTCTAACAATCTTTGAGCAATGTTACCCCCCAAACTAGCATTAGCCGTTGCTTGAGTTCCCACCATCTGTGCGATGGAAGGCATAACGGCAGCCTGAGTTTTTAACTGCTCACGAGCATATTCTCGTTGACCAGCTTCACGAGCTGATTGCCTTAGTTGCTCTTCTCTACCTGCAATAAAATCTTGAGCATCTAGTAGTGGAAGGTTTAGTGCGCGCCTACGAAAATTTTCATTGGCGAAATCTAGTTCAGTCTGACGCGCCTCTGGCAACGTAATCATAAACTTGCTACCAGCACCACCGCCTGGGGAAACCTGAGGTTGGAGGCCCGAACCAAGCCCACCTTGAAGAGCACCACCTATTTTATTAGCGATCAACTCAGCCAAGATTGCATTAAGAAAACCTCCAGCAAGACCTTTTACAGAGGTCCCGCCCACTACTAATCCTGGTAACGCGGCTGCAGGCATAATCAGAAACCTCCCGGATTGTCGTATTTAGTGCCACTAAGAGGCTTCTTCATTAATTTTAGATCATTAGTCCCCTGTTGCAAACTAACATCTTGATTAATCTGACCGGGAGAAGGAATAGAAGAAGTATGTGGAAAATTACTTTCCATATACAACTGCATAAAACTACCTGCATCCAGTTCCGGAGCTAACTTCCGGACATCTCGTTCTCGTAATTGACGTTCTCTAAAGTTCATAACTTTTAGCTCAGTTGTTGATACTGACGAGAAGGCTCAATTCCATTGGAGGAAGGAGAGTTCAGCATGCTGTAATTATCACCCATGTTCGGAGTGTCGAACTGAGCTGGCCGTTGTGCAGAAAGCATATCCATATGATCCTCCTTCTGATCAGTAAGAAGCTCAAGAATCATGATAATTGCCTGGGCTTCTTCGGGATCTAATTCACTCAAAAGCTCTAACAGGTACATATCGTCCTGAGCAGGCTCACCCTCAGTACGCATACGAGACGCAACTTTTGCCTCCAGCATGGGCTGATTGTTGTCGGGATAACCATTAAGAGATCGTGTCACCCCGGTATACATACCCTCTTGCTCAAAACCAGGCATCGGATTTTGCCCACGAGCAAAATTGCGAAGAACTTGAGCAACAATAGGAGCTGCGGCGGCTTGCTCAGCCGGAGTTTCCGGCATCGGCAGACCTAACATGCGAGACGCTAGTTCGTAATCTGCTTTAGAAAACACCGGAAGATACCACTCTACTTGTGTCTAGTCTACCTTTAATCTCGAGTATGTCGTTAGGAGTGCATTCCAATGACAAACATAACTTTTCCAGAACTTCTGGAGAAGGTAAGTAAAGCGGATCGGCGTAAATTTTACGCGTGGTAGTAGGTGATAAACCCGCCAATTTACTCAAACCGAAGGACGACATGCGCTTCGTACCGAGAAAATCTCTGAGTTTGTTCTGTAGCTTTCCAGCTTCTGTAAAGGAAGAGTAAAAAGGCATATCTTCTAAGAAAGCTTTCGCTATTAAGAGAGTTTAAGACCTTCTGAGATATCTACCAACCCAGACCCTGTGAAGTGGCCAAAGGAAGTCAGATCCATTTTAGGACTTTGAATACTCCGCCAAAGCAAAATTTCGCTTAAAAATTGAATATCGTCTAGAAATAAGAAACGACGCTTCTTAGGCATATCAAGGAAAGACAGCTTATACAAGAAAGTTTTCTCAAACACACCGTCCTTAGGGCCATCGCACATAATAAAATCTGAAAGAGCTAGAAGTTCTGCATGTTTAACAAACGCATCTTGCTCTTTAAGATCGTCCGTATAGTGAACTAACCGACCTCCGTTACTTTCGAAGTCCTCATTAGTAAGGTACGTGGTGTTGTGTTTTTCCCAGCTCGTAATATCAAAAGACGCGACACTGGCTTCTTTTGTGTAATCCAAAAAAATTCGAGTGCCGTTACCATAGTGAGTACCTATCTCTACGATTGACTTTAAGGGTCTTGAAGACTCCATACTGGTCAGTAGACCTGATAGCAGTCGATAGTGATCACCAGGAAAAGCATTGGCTACTGGATTATCACTTTTGATTCGTATCTTTGAAGCACGAAAAATAGAATCACAAACCAATTCCCAGTGATCGAAGCTCTGTACTGCTGGGTCGTCATCCACAGAGAGGCACGCGGATTCAATTACGTGGCGTACAGTCATTAGAAACCTAGGTGTTTTTTACGAACGAACTCCAGATCGTAAGTCGTGAAACTTACTGGGAGCTCTGAGATGTTGAACGGCGACTTATGGGTTTCGCCATCTACGTGAGCTTGCCACGCCTCACCCCATTTGAGGTGGAGATACTTCTTATTGAGCTCATGACAGATGTGAATCGGCATTGCTAGGTCTGGTTCCGAACGCCAGGTCTGAGATCCGTCTGTGTAATCTTTATATTTACCGTGGTAATAATCATGCTCTAGGTCAAGAACACGCTTTATATCATCGTGAATAAACCGCATACCATAATCCATATCCTCGCAGTAACCGGGGTAAAGGTTTTCATCAAAAAGACCATACTTATTGACGACCCAGTCTTTAAGCATAAAAATATCCCAACCGCCTCCTGACCCATGGACAGTGCCTACCTCCGGATCCTGAGCTTTCTGGTTCATTTCTTCGAGAAAACCAGGCTCAAACATTACGTCATGGTTACTGATCACCCAGTAAGGAGCTTTGAGAAAGCACTTAATAATTAAATTCCAAGCTCCTGAGCAACCAACATTCGCAGGCATGTGAGTCACATGCACTTTCTTTACGTATGGATTGTCTAGGCCATGTAACGCATCGACCTCAGACTCAATTTGACCACGTCCGTTGTTGTTAAAGACAACGAAGTTATCGACTGGGTAATCGATACTCATAAAAAGCCTGTGAAGCCAATAAGGATTATTGACGATCGCAGTCCCTAACACAGGAATTGACGACACTATGCTGCCATTAACTATGACAGCATATTAGTCCGAGTCAGCGGGTTAGGCGACATTTTTACTAAAACTCGTCACGGTCACTGTTCTTCTTTTTCAATAGCTTCTAGCTCTGCTTCAGTAGGTTCCGTGTCTTCCACAAACGCATAATGGGTAGACCCATCTTTAATAAACTCTTGTAAATTTCCTAATGCTTGATCTAAGAGCTCCAGTTCTTCTGCTGTCAGCTCCTTTGGAGACCCTTCAGACTCCTTATCTGTAGACGCGGTAGTAGGAGTTAGCGATTCGTTTACATTGTCGTCCATTGAAGTCTCCGTATTTCTCTAGTTGAGTGATCTTACAAAGGTTATAAACACGTTCGAAGCCTTTTGCTTTAGCTCCGTGGACTGAACCCAACAGGTTGGAGAAAACCCAGAGACCTAGAGGTAATGCAACAACAGCTAAAATCCCAATAACTAAAAGTTCTGTTGCTTGATTGGCTAGGACGATAGGTACTGCGTCTTTGCTATCAAATTTTACGTTGAAGTCGCTCATGATGTTCATATGATGTACTCAGAGCATAGAACACTCAAGTTGTTCTGTCAATAAAACCTGCTACCGTACTGAAGATTGTTATAAATCCAAGATGACCGCAGTAAGTCAGCCTAGTTTCAAGGATCTGATGGAACAGATGAACAAAGAAACTGAGTCTGAGGTTCCGACTGTGACGGTTCAGGGGAAAAAGAAGCTTGATGATCGTTATTCTCTTAATCAAGGGTGGTACGACGCGCTTTTAAACACCGATTCAGTTCTATGTACCCGTGAAGAAGCCTCAGAGTTGCGATTGGACCCTAAAGAAAAACGCCAGGTCGTCGAAATTGGTGTTTATGAAGGTGCTTCTAGCTGTTTTTGGAGTGATTTCTACCTTAGTCATCCCGAATCCCGCCTTACCTCGATCGATCCGTTTACTGGAAGCTCTGAGCACCACGAGAATCCAGAAAACTACCCAGAATTGGAAAACATTGAGTTGATTGCTCGAGGTAATATCGCTAAGTCCGATAACGCGGCTAAGATTGAGATTATCAAAGGATTCAGCTGGGACGTTTTTCCTGAACTAAACCGAAAAAATAACGGCGAGCCTTGGATCGACCTCCTTTATATAGATGGAGCCCACGATTCAACTTCCGTTGCCCGAGATACGATCTTGTACGTCCCCATGGTCAAGTCCGGCGGAACAATTATCTTCGACGATTACGCTCACCCTGACGTTAAGCGGGGCGTTGACATGGCACTCAACGCATTTGCTTCGATGGAATTAGCTATCTTCACCGGATGGCAGCTCGTAACTAAAGTTGCCTAATACCTTTAGATGACTCGCACAGAAGCACACGAGTTACTTTTTAAAGGACAGACTAATGTTGCACGGTTGGCTTTAGAGCTAGAAACGACTTTAGAAGACCTTCAAGAAACTTTTCGAACATATGTATCACAGCAGCCGCCCCTACCGCCAAACTGGAATGACGATCATTAAGATCCGCACAGAATTACTTTGTCAGTCTTTTGGTGTGGTTGTTAGTGAGCACACTTAAAGGCATCTAAGGTAGAGCTGTTCGGCCCGCGCCCCACACTTTTTCCATTAGCAGCTTGCGCTAACACAATTTTTTTCTAACGCGATCTACCCCTTGACTCTTGGAGCTTGCCCCACACGGTTTATTTTTTACCCCTCTGATATAACGACAATGTCATCCTCAGGCTTTTCCTCGTATTCGTAACTAGTTTTATCCTTACTCTCAAACATCTCATTAAAAATTACTTCAATCCGATGAGCTTCTAGCTTGCGTTGACGAAACTCCAACTTCAAGATCTTTTTTAACGCAGGTGTAAGTTCATGCGAAAGCTCACAGTCCTCAAGGTAAGCACACACTGCTGATCGCAAACTCTTCTCTAAACTCTGCTTGGCGTATTCACGAGCACCTGCAGTCTGGTAAAGCATCCTTAAATAGCTAAGTCATTTAAACAACGTTAATACAGCACTCATAAAAGTGTATAAAGAAAACCGGAGCACTAACAATAAATAAATACCCAGAAGATTTAAAATAAAATTTCACCCAGGAGCCCCTGCCGTGATCGGATTAGCCCGACTCCACTGCTACAGAAATGGTGTTTTCTATCTCTACGACGTTCCCCAGGATAAAAAAGACGAAAAAAAACTAATAATGAGCCGTGAAGGATGGGTGGTAACTCATATCGAAACAGTTTAAATTAAGCAAATTCTTCGCGATTTGCGCGGAAAGCTTCAAAATTACCCATCTGGCCGTCCATCCCACGTGCGTCAGTGGGGAGATCACGGCCGAATTCTCGTGCAATACGGACTTCACGCATTCGTTTATCGCGAATCAAATTGTCAGCCATGTCACCGTGGGTGCTCAACCAAGTGTGCATTGCACTTCCTTTGTTCATAGCTTCGTCACCACCGGTGATTCCAAGTTCCTTCATCTCTTTGGCACGTCGCATTGTCGTTGCCTCTTTCAGCAACTCACTCTGCATATTATTCGGCGTGGACAACACTGAATCTCGACCTGGCAATGCTGCGGATGAACCAGATTCAACACGAGGGGTCTGCGGTGCCGGAGGGTTTACACTTTCAGGAACAATAGGTTGTATTGTTTCATTTAATGCCGCGAGCTCTGCATCTGTAATTTCCTCTGGAACAGACTTATTAGGCTCCTCTTTAATGACTACTGGTTCTGTCTTTCGGTCGGGAATATTATTTAAATAATCCGTCAAACCACTAACACCAGTACGAGACATGGGGATTTGGGGTTTAATAGATTCGTTAAGCACACCGCCCAAATACGATCCTAAAAAATACCCACCGGCACCCCCAATCATTAGCCCTGGGAGACCAAAGCTTGAACCTAACCTTGAACCAATAGCAGAACCTGTCATACCTCCTCCAACTTGTGGAATTATCTCAGCAACAGGTTCTCCTGCAAGAAGACGTCCGCCAACATCTATGGAACCCTGAACAAAAGGGTTACCAAACAGTTTACCAAGTCTCTGCAAAACACCTGGTGATCCAGCCTTTCGTACGGCTCCCGTATAAGGTCTTACTACGTCTTCAAGTACATCAACATCAATAGTTGGGCCTGCTTTCTCGATCGACCTAGAAGAATACAACTTTCTACTTCAACAACTACCCTTATTATAAACTCATACATAAAAGTTTTATATGATACTCTCACTCCTTCTAGTTTCCTTTATAGGACTAGGCAACAATAACGAACCTTACAAAAAACAAATAACGTGCGAAGCGTGGGAGCAACGAAAGTACGAAGTACTGTTTGACGATAAACTCACACGCCGCGCAAAAATTCAACTACTCGAGTTTTTAAGATCAAAAGTGATCGGACAATGCCCTAAGTTTATTTAGAAACTAAGGAACAACCATCAACATCAGACGAATCATACTCAGCACCTCTATAAGTAAACTTTTTACCAACAGAGTGAACTGAGTTCCACCAGGAACGGAATGTCTCTTTTTGTTCTTCAGCGTTGTATGTAACACCGCGATACACAACCTTAGACATAACACCTCCAGTTACTTTCTTATATCCTAACAGTATGTAATAAAATATACGGTATCACCCTTATACAGTTTTTAAACTCGTATATCTTTAGTACTAAGCAGGCTAAGAATAGTGGCCAATGCCACGCTGAATAGATTCTCGACCCTTTGCCCAACATCAGGACACACTTCTTTAACAGAAACTACCGCAACCCCAGGTCTACGCACAAGTAATTCACATGCTCTAAAGGCTTGCCATGCCATAAAAAACTGACAAACAAAAACTACTGCAAGAAGTCTCAGCAGAAAAACCTTTACTCTGAAAGGTCTTTGTGTCACATGTACTTTGCTAGTAAAGTTTTAGCAAGTTCTTTACGCATTGCAGTATCGTAAGCATCACTATACTTACTATCTACTTTCACAACACCCACATCGGGGCTGCCCAGTTTGGTGCGAGAAAGACTCAGAAGTTCGTTTATAAATTCATTCATGATTTAAATAAGAGATTTAGGTGTAGCAAATGCCTTAATTGCCGCAAGAAGCATATCCCCAGAGTCACTTTTAGCAGCTGAAACAGAACTACCGGGTGTACTAAGTTGACTAGGACGAGAAGTTCTAACAGTAGGATCAGAACTAATAGTAGCTGGCTCCCTCATAATTAAAATCATTTCTAAAAAATTTTGACCATCACCATCACCATCACCACTACCTTCAAATGGAGACTTTGGTAAACCATTGTTCCTAGGTAAATCCCTACAAGGATCCGCAAAGTAATTTATATTGGGATCCTGATTAGCCTGACACGCCTCGTAACTACCTTCGGGGTAACTACCCTTTGTAGGTCTTTTAACTACTTCAGGACTAGGGTATCCCATTTTTACAGATCAGATAATTAATTATAAATCATGGACCGATGCCTGTACCGTATTCTTTAGGTACAGAGAACTCAATATCGTATCCTGTGGGTGGCGTTTCTCTGCCAAAGATATACGAACGTAAGAAGTTTGCTGGATCAACAAGACCAAGAACGCCGCGGTAAGCTGCTCTGGCCATATCTTTGCCAGGTTCCATCATCTTTGAATCTTCGTACTCATTCTCAAGATCAAACTTATCACGAACAGTATAGCGGTCACCTTCGTCATATACGTTATAACGACCTAGTGTATAACGATAGGGTGCTGCTGCTGGGTCACGATCTGCCAAAACAGGAACACCTAGAGCGCTAGGCACAGTATCAATAACAGGAGTTCTAATTTCTTCTTGATAGGGTTTAACCGACCGTACCTCACCAGGAAGCGTGGGACGGTCCCGAATAGCTAATCGAACTGCTCCTCGCTTAAATTTGTCAGATAGTTCTAAATCTTTATTACCAATACCACTTATATACCGATATCCCATATTGATAGGGCCTGGAAGTTGATTTAAAACCTCAGGCTGTACTGGAGTACCTCCCCCAGGCAAGATTCCGCCCAACCTTTTATCGACTTCACGATAATATGCCCCGAGATCCGGTCTGGAATTAGGGATTGGGGCCATTTATCTAAAGCTTATACACATAGTTTAGTTTAATCTCTAAATCCTTCGTCATCCACGAACCATTTTTTCTTACTTGTGAACCATTCAGCGATTGTTGAAGGGTCTTGAGGACCAACTAAGTGTTCTGCGGAGTCATCTTCGCCTAAATCCATGTCTTGGAGAAATTTATCAAGACCATCCTTGGGTAAATCTCCTTTTACAACCTTTCTCCTGGCTATACGAAGCATAGATTCAACACTGTGGTTACTTTTTGCCCATTTTTGGACCCATATCATGTCTGAAACCGGTACTTCTGCCTTTTCTGCAATTCTCGAACAAATAAATTCCGCTTTTTTGCGGACTTCAGTCGAAAGCATCCAGCTATCCCTTTGTTAACAGTCTAATTACCTTCCAAAAAGAAGCTCAGTTACACCAAAATCATACGGATCTAATTGACGAGCCTCTTTAGCTGACCGTAGACGTCGTTGAAATTCATTCTCGTTTTGTTTTGCTTTGCGCTCGACTTCCATCCGACTTGCATCAGCAGGTGACATCTGAGTAATTTGAGGAGTCTCATAAGGTCTATTATCAGGCACAAATTTTTTGTCGGGTACAGGTCTACGAGCCTTACCTATAATCGTTGTATCCCCACCGGCAGCGCCCATAGTTTCTTGGAATCTCTGAATTAGTGACTTACCAGTTTCTTGTTTTACAACTTCGTTAACTGCCTCACCACCGGCAACTCCTAATAAACCTGCTCCAATACCAGGAGCAAAAGGAGCTACAGCCGGGTTAGCAAGAATAGGGGTCAAAGCTGCTGACAAAGGAATACCAGCTGCAAAATCCTTAGCCATCTGCTTTCCCATAGCGGCAGGGTCTTTTTCATAGCCAAGGCGAACTGCTTCGGCACTAGGAATCAAATCAGCAAAACCAGGCAACAAAGAAGACGGTGTGCGTCTGATGTCCCCAGCCATTCTAGTAATAGTTTCTGGAGTTACACCGGGTAAAAGAGTACCGTAAAAATGTTGTGAACGATTAGTAGGTTTACCTTCATAAGTCTCTATTAAAGCTAGAAGACTATCTATATCGTTTAGACCTCTTACATTTGTTTTAACTCCTGGAAACTGTGTAGTAAGCAAACCTGCAAATCTTCGATTCATAGGTTTTACGTACTTATCTATAAGCAACTCGGAAATACGTGGTACATCTGCATCGACTTGTTCTGTAGAAGGGTATATTTCAACTGAATTATAGTTATTATCATATGCAGCCTTTGAAAGCCCCCCTGGATACTGAAGGTCCATACGTGTGGGCAGCAAAAGCAGACTATCTTCGTCTAAAACATTACTTTCCTCTAGGTTCATTTTCATAATATCTGGAAAAACACCTCTGGTTATTGCCTCTAGTTTTGATGGTTTCTTACCTACAAGTCCGCGGTATCGATTATGATCCAAATCTGTAGCTAGCTCTTCGTTAATAGGAGTTATACTGTTTGATTTTATGTTGACTGGATTACCTTTTCGGTCTGTACCGGCATAAAAATCGCGATAATCAGGTGCCATCCCTAACTCATATGGTCTTTGATGTGATAACAGTTCGTGTATAGGTTGTGCATAGTTGTAGCTTTGAACTTTTCTGTCTGTAGGTTCAGAATAGTCTCTAACTCCTGTATCGGCCTCGAATTTTTCTAATCCAGATTGAATATCAGGAAAACCTCTACTTCGTAAGTCTTCTGCCACGCGGTCTCTGTAAGGAATGTAAGTTTCGACTAACTCACGAGCGCTTTGGCTTGATTGAGTCATTCCGCTGTTTTTATAATCTAAATATTTTTTAATAACTTCGTCTTTTCCAGGGTAATTAATACCTTCAGCGTCAATACCTGCTTTAAATGCAGGTGCAGCCTCCATACGATTTTTGTAATCGCGAAAAAAATCTTTAAAGAAACCTATATCAGTCCTACCTAAAGAATCCATGAGCAATAAACAGTCTTTACCTAGTTTACCGTGCAAAATTTTTTTTCAAACTGTGTCACTATACTTCTATAACAACATTTTGACCTCAAAATACCCAGAAGATAGACAGACTGTTCTCGCCCTCGTCGTCATATAAGCGCATATATAAAAAAAAGGGTCATTGCGGGCAGGAGAAAATTACACATTGCGGGTACATATGTGAAGGGGCAGTGTGACTTGATGAAAGAGGCTTCCTATGCCTTATGTCAAAGTGTTGCTAACTATTGACAGGGGGAGGGAGTGCATGGTTTAATCACGCGCGCGTTTCATTTATCTCTAGGTCATGGTCCGCACCTAGTGTGCCAATCACATAAGCGTCACACACTTCTCCCATTCGTCCCTGATTCATGAGATCTTAAAGGAGTCAAAGGCAATGCACGGTTACCACGCCGAGCCGCTCCCTTAGACAATGCATCACTAACCCTTCGGGGTTCCCGAAAGCTGACCGATATGGTAGGCTTTCAATCAAGCACCTAGACAATTCGAACTCATTCCAGTCAGTAGCGTGATGCCGCGAGGCCGCGAAGCTTGGAAAGGATGGATGAGTAAGATACATATACATTCTCAGCAAGTGGCGCAATCCCGCTCGCGTCGAGCCTCTCCCCTAGGGATGTTGTAAGGTACCGACCACTTGTTGATAGGAATTTTGTATCTCTCTTAGGTGTGCTGTATATACAGACACCTAGGGAAGTCCTTCCTATGCCGCGTATCTGTCTTTAAAGCAGGTACGCAAACATTCAAACACCAGTGCTAGAAAGGGTTCTGTTCTCTCCCGCGTGTTCATTGGACACGGTCTGGACACAATGGCCCACTCTGTGGCCTAAATAACATCAAATCTTGCACTTTATGTGCATAATGTACACAATGCTTTGCTTTTATTTGAGTAAAGTTTCCTGATTTTCTATTCCTTCGGGACCATGTAACTCTTACGCGGTCCCGATTGGATTAGTTAATTGTAATTAACTTGATCATTTATGATCATGATGTTTCTCTCCTTTTGTCTCTTATTTAGTAAGACAAACTGAGGGATTCTCCCTCACACATTCACATCAAATTACAGGTGATTCTCATGACTGATTTTGACTGCCACGCAGCGACTGAACTAGAACTTCATGCTCGCAATTTCTCCGGTGAACATGCAAACACCGTAGGAAAATGCCTCTCTAAGTTTCACAAACGCGGCGAGTTTAGCTATGAGATTGCGGTTAAATATATTGAACGCAATCTAGTTTTACCTGCTGCAAAGGATTATCTCCTTACATGTTGCAGTATGACTCAGGGACTACGTAATACGTTCCCTAAATCTATGCGCTTGTTTGTAGCTGAACAACTAGCTACTAACTACAGAGCAGAATTCGAACTCGGCAACTACTGGAACTAATAATGAACATTTCACTCAACTACGATCAAATTTTGACTATTACTTTGCCTGACGGGCAAACTGTCACGATCGATGCAAGAACACGGGCAGAAACTGACATTTTTGTCAGTGATCCTGATGGTGATTGTTATAAATCACTCAGTTTTGCTGAGTGGTCTAATAATGATCTAGAACCCTCTTTATCTGCTGCCGAACGTAACCCTAACCTCTACTGATTATGGAACAATTCACTTCATCACAAGCTGCTCAGGTTTACGACCTTCTAGAACCTGAAATTGAGCTCTTTTTAGATAAGACAAAGCGAGAGTGGGTGGATTTAGTAGACGATCCCACCGCTTGGACTGAACAAGAGGTTAAAGAGAATTCAGTCAAATTATTTATGTCTGCTGTTCGCACTTCACTCGGTATTTAATCATGACATATGAATACGCTACAGCTTCAGACTTTGCTAAATGGAGGCATCACGCTGAACTATGTGACAATTACTCGCTGAGATTTATCATCGAAGATTGTCGAGAAACTGCAAAGAATATGCGTGAGTTTAATGTTGTTCGCGAAGGTTATTACGAAGATCAAGCATTTACTTATGCCGATGAACTTGCACGTCGTTTAAGGAAACAGTCATGAAACTTTCTATCTTTGATCTGCCTCGTGGTTCTAAAGATTATGTAGAACTACCTTCTAAACGTTGTATCAATGTACATGTCTCTCGTGTTAGTAATGACACGATGGTGCATGTACAGGCTAACAGTGAACAATGGCCACAAGAATATAGTGACACCTTAGTTCACTGTAAAGATGGCGTTTCTGTGCTTCATTCTGTAACTAAAAATCTGACTGCAGATGACATTGATTACTTACAAACTCACTTCACTAATTAACACCAACTAATCATGGCTAACAACATCCGCCCCGCACACATTCGTAGAGCAATGCTCGATCATGACGTGCGGAAACTACTGACAGAAACTAATCCAAAGGTTCTCAAGAATGACAAAGTCTTAGACATCCCCACAGCAGTTTTACATCTCCTTCCTAAGTATCGCGGGACATGTCCTTTCGCTGCTAGTTGTGCTTCTCTTTGTCTACATAGCGCAGGTAATCCTGTTTACATGCGTAATAAGCAGACAGCACGCAAGAATCGCACGGACATGTTTATGACTGACCGAGATGCATTTATGGAACTATTGCTGATCGAGTTAGTCCAATTCGCTAGCAAGCATCATCTATCAGTACAGCGAGGAGCAAGACTTAACGGAACAAGTGATATCCGGTGGGAAAGAGAATCAATCACAGTAACTCCTGACACTTCAGAGTATCTCTCAGCCCGATACGGTTTATGTATCTTACCAGGCAGATATAGAAACATTATGTACTGCTTGAGCACCAACAAAGATATATCATTCCAGTTCTACGATTACACTAAACGTCCTGATCGTCTGTGGGATGTATGCAAAGAAGACAATTACCACTTGACTATGAGTGAGGGTTCGTCCGCTGATACGTTCCGAGTCGCATTAGATAACGGTCTCAACTTAGCTGCAGCATTCAACATCAAGAAGAGTCAATCTCTCCCCCAAACCGTAACTCTCTACGGAATGGAGTTTAAAGTTATAGACGGAGATGTCACAGACTTCCGCCCACAAGATGAGTCTGACGGTATGCACATTGTCGGCTTAAGGCTCAAGAGAGTGCCAAACATGACACCAGCTCAAATCAAGGAGTTTTGCATCTCATGAAACACAATCAAGCAGGGCAACATGTAGTCGATCGAGAGTTCATGAGGCGCTTAATTCGTTCCTATGAGCAAGATTTAGTGAAGCTTAAAAGCGAAAGCGCCGAATATCCTGGAAAAGATTGGGTCGATGACGATCTAAAACGATTAACAAGATTAAGAGATGCTTCTTTCTCAAAATTCACACAAACAATTCATTTCTAATGAAACCATGCGAAGATTCATTGCTCTCTATCACGAGTGGGAAGGCGATCACTCACCCACGCGGAGAGAGATCCCTATCTATGCGAAAGACCTTAAGCAAGCTACTGATAAGTGGGTAGCGATGCAACGATTTAATGAAGATCTTGTGAGTATTATGCTCACACCATCAAAATCAGACTATTGGAATTCAATCAGATCACGCCATGACTAAAATCAAACAAATTGTCATCACTCGAACCGTTATTTATGACGAAGAAAACTTCAAGACCTTTGCTAAAAGTAACGGTTTAGAAACAAGCGACGATAACTACATCGCTTGGGTGGAATCCTGTCACGAGGACTTCGAGGATCCCAGAACTTTCACATCAGAAAACCAGCTTATCTTCAAAGATGCTTGATAACAAACCACTCACATCAGAAGAGATCAGGGAAGCCTCCGAATTCTTCTTCGAATCATTTGAGATTATTCAGAGCAAAATGCCTGAAAACTCCACCACGGAGGATACTCTTAAAGTCATGGAGTACGTTGCGAAACTAGCAACTAAGCAGCGCTCCGATAGAGAACGTGAGAAACTAAAAGTATCGTTTGGATTCTCAAAGAAAAGTGACAGCGAATGATCGGAGCTTGATGGTACTTCTTCTTATTCCTGCTTTTTTAATGAGCTTTATCTTCTTGTGGTCAGTGACGACAGGTAGCTAAAATTAATGGCTTCAGATAGCTATCGATGCCGTTAAAGAAAGTTAATAAGAAGTACCAGAGGAGACCAGGTGCTTTTGATCGCTTTACTTGCGCTCAAACAAACGAGCAAGGAAACAGAATAAACAAACAGGATCCCATTAATCCAGCTAAAACACGTGTCACTAAATTTGATTACTTCAAAGCTGAAAGTGACTTAGTCGCTGAGGGTATCCTTGTTTACACAGACACTCTCCACGAGAGTATTAACTCAAATTCAATCTCACTCGAGGATCTAAAGGAATTCAAATGATTAGCCAACAAATTCGTTTCACAAGACCAGCTAACACCACGGATAAACTACTTCAAGCAGTAATTCCCTTTACCTTAGGTTGTTTATTTACAGGGTTTTCACTGATTTCAATGCAAAGATCAGACAATTACTCGAAGGTCAAAGCGTGTGATGCAATCAAAACGAGCAAAATTATTACGCAGCGTTCAGTTGTGGGCACACTCAAAAGCTGTGTACCTATTAGTCAGCTTTATTCTCAATGAAACTATCGAACGTATTAAAGGGTTTCGCTCAATTAAACAACCATCACATAACAGGCACAACCTTAGCGGTCTTCCTGCACATAGGGGAGACTGATGCTGAGATCTGCCAGAGCGATATCGTAAATCACTTTGGTATCCAGAAATCAACAGTTTCAAGAATAATCAATGTACTTAGTTCTGTGGAAACCAAGGAGGGTGAGAAAATTCAATTGGTAGAGCGAAAGCTGCCACGCAGCGGTCCTTCAAGAAACGTTTTGGTCCTTACTTGTAAAGGTCAAGAATTGTTTGACCAAATGTACTCAGATTTCAACTAATATTCGGGGAGCTTTATTAAACCTGTGAGTGTTCTCCCAGACTGGCGCATCCATATCTTGTGTCAAGGTGGTGCAATCACTCCGTTCGACGCCAAATTTGTTAACCCTGCAAGTCTTGATATACGACTGGGTGAGAACATATTTGAAGAGCACGAGGAGGTGGGTCTGGTGGCTAACAACATCAGCAAGCATACCAAGGAAGATCCTTACAAGCTTTACCCAAATGAGTTTATCCTCGCTGAAAGCATGGAACTATTTAATATACCAAACAACATCTCATGTCAGTTTGCGTTAAAAAGCTCTATGGCACGGCAAGGTCTTGAGCACAGTATGGCTGGGTGGATTGACCCAGGGTTTAATGATTCGGTACTTACACTTGAATTAAAGAACGCTTTGCGTCTGGGGTGTATTAGTATCTGGCCCGGAATGCGTATCGGACAACTTATCTTTTTTAGTATGCAGGGGAGTCCAGTACATAACTATCGAGAAACGGGTAGATATAACGGCGATAAACGGGTAACTAAAAGTAAAGGAACTCTATAGCAGAGGCAAGAGATTAACTATTAATCTCTTATGTGTGTAAGTTAAAACAATTTACACGAATTTACATAAGTCCAGATTAGTTGTTTAATCTCCCTTATAAAAAGAAATTAAATATAGAAATGTTAAACCTTATGTAGCTCAGTACAGCTAAGTACAACTTAAGGAGCCGCAGTTGACACGGTGCTCAAACCCGTGTATCTTTCTCACAGGTGGCACCGACCTAAACGTGGCGCACTAAATTACATATCAATCACATGCCAAAACCTAGCACCAGAGCATTGGTCGACCAAGCAGAAGTTGCAGCAGAGCGTTACGACGCTTGCGACACAGCATTAAAAGAACTAAACGAGGGCTTCGGTCTTGACTACGAATGCGCTCGTAAAAACTTAACTGACATGCTGGTTAAAGCTGACGCATCTGACTTTGATCTAACTGTCTTCCAAGGTGATCAATCACTTTTTAAATTTCCCGACTTCTCCACAAACATCGTGGTCAGGATCGATCGAGTTCCCACACCTCATAACAAGATCGATAAATTAGACGGCCAGATAGTTGAACTTGAGAAGAAACTGAAACTCAAGAAAGCAGAGCGTAAAGCTTTGATCGAACAGTTAATGATCAAAGGCCAGATCGATATGCTGACCGACAAAGTTTCTGCAATCTTTCGACGTCTGAAGTGACGGACAGTGACCCAAACATTATTTTAGTTATGGACCGTATCTTTCTTCTCCACTGCACTGTGGCTGCTTCTGTGCGTCAGACTACTAAGATTGAATTCAATGATCTTGGTTTACCTGAGCAAGTTATTGAAGCCTTAGCTAACCAACAGTCAATTCCTGTTAGATCTAATCTTTCAGGGAAACTTAAAGAACACTTAAGCAGGATTAGGACTGAACAAAGAAAGTTGTATGACGAATGTACTATCAGCAATGGAGACATTCACTTCTTACACGAATCTTGCTTTGATAAAGCCAATGATCAAATAATGAAGATCCGTGTGATGGCCGAACAATCAAACGCTGAGCTTGCGGATTTGTGGTTTGAGGAGTATCAAAGTTGGGTGACAATGGTTAGAAACTTTGTTGAACCGATCTTTGTAAACGATCCCGAAGGTAAGCAGATCGCCACGGATGCTTATTTGAGCATGTTCCCTACTAAGGAGGAGTTCTCCAACCCAATTGAGGTGTTTGTGGTGGGGCCTAACCCAATCCGTATGGAAGTGTCTAGCTCAAAAGAGGAGCACGGATTCTTAGAAATAGATCATGTGGGCATTGCCAACACTTCTGAAGTACTTGAAGCAGCTCAACATTCAGCTGCAGATCGAGCACTTGAAAAAGCTGCTGAACTTCTCGATGATCTAGACACCAGAGCGTCAAACCGTGTGAAAGAAAGGCAAACAGGAACTTCTAAACGAAGGGGGTCCTGGGAACTTATTGCCGAGAAACTGGAGCTTATCACCAAACACTGTCCTGGTTTTGACGAACTGTCACTCCTATGTCGAAAACTCATCGAACAAGGAGTTGAGTTACAAATAACTCAAGGTCTGGCTCAAGTAGAAGCAATGAAATGTTTCTCTACAACAAAGGTCGAGATCAGAGAGGAACTCAAACAAATTATCTCAAGACGAGACTCAACTGATGGTCTTGAAGCAGTCAAAAAATCTTTAAGCCTCTCGGGTACTTACAGGGATTTGGTTAGTCGGATCTCTGTGGCAGAGAGTGAAGAAGAACTTTTCTCTATTGAGGAAGAGCTTAGGATTGAAACCTCGGTTTACCATCAACGGGCGAAGCACCTTCAAAAGCTATTTGATCAAAGAACTGAATTAATCTCTATCCAAAGTGGATCTATTGCCAAAGCTTTGGATGAAATCAAAAACATTGACAACCCCGATTTCTAATGAACGACACTCTTTTTACAAACCTACAAAACTTTCGAGCTTCACTTAACTCAAGGTTTCTTGAACGTGAAGATGTAATTGACGGAGTGCTTGCTTCTCTTATTACACAACAAAATACATTCTTGTTTGGGGTACCGGGTACAGGTAAAAGCGAACTTGTAAAAGAAATTTCTAAAGGATTTAAAGGCAGTATTTATTTCGGTTATCTTCTTTCCCCAACTGCAGATCCATCAGAGCTGTTTGGTCCTGTTGCAGTAAGCAAATTGCTTAAAGATGAGTACACCAGAGATACCGAAGGCTATCTTCCGTCGAGTAATATTGCATTCCTCGATGAGCTGTTTAGAGGGAGCAGTGCTGTGCTTAACAGTTTGTTAACAATCCTAAATGAGAGGACATTTAATAACGGTAGAGAGGTACTAACAACACCAATTCAATCTGTTGTAGCCGCGACTAACTCTTTCCCTACTGAAGAGTCTTTAGCCGCATTTTGCGACAGGTTTCTCTTTCGGCCCACGGTTGAGCTTCTTAAGAAACCTACCTCTAAGCGCCGATTAGACACATGGGCAGTTAATGCTCAAGAGCGACCAACAGTTGAATCAAATTTAGTATTTAAAGATCTCTTAGCGCTTCAAAAATACCTTGAAAATATAACTGTAAGTGAAGAGTTTTTAGATAAATTTGGGCAAATTATGGACATGCTTAATAATCGAGGAATCTCTGTTTCTGATCGACGTCGGGTTCAGATTCTTAAATTTATGAAAGGATGGGCAGTTGTTCAAGGTGAGGATCAGGTATATCCAGAACATCTTCATCGTTCACTCAAACATATTGTTTATAAAAATACAGACGACATAAACGTAGTTAAAGAAGTTCTAGAACAAGTCGTTCCTACAAACAGCAAACTTATTACAGATCTAAAACGTATTCACAGCGGAGTGCTTGCAGAGTTCCACTCTTTTCATAGAGGGGAAGCAAAGACTGTCACTGAGTTAAATAAATTTGTTATACAACTTAGAAAAATGCACAAAGACTTAGCCATATGCGAAGAGAGGTTAGACAGGATTCTTTCAGATCGACTGACTATGGAAGACCGTAAGTCAGCAATGAGACTAGCTAGAGAGGTAAACACATCTATGACAGCAGTTATAAAATCAATCTCTGAGGTTGAATCATGAATACAAAAAACGATTTTCTTAGGCTTGCAGATGCAGATCCACTCGTTATAAATGTTTCTGCACTTGGCAGTTTTCTCTGGGATGACTTTGTAAGAGACTCTATGCCTCAAATTAAATACATCGAAGAACTTTATGATTTAAAACAACTATCTCGTTTTGGAAAAGAACTTTTTGATTACATCTATAACGGAGGAGAGGTAACTACGTTGGTCAGTCTTGATGACGCTGAACAATATTTTCAAGCTAAGCAGGACGAAGAGGAGCCAGATTATCCCGAAGGGTACAAACCAGAAAACGCATTTTGGTTGAACCTTTTTTCCGAGATCTGCAACAGTGCTGCGTGGAATGAGCTTATTAAATACTCAATAGGTGATCAGTTTCTTTCTGGTAATAACGCAATGAATATTCTCAACGATTTAAGCGAGCTTATACATAAACAAATTACAGACGGTGAGCTGCCTAATGATTTAGGTAAAGTTCAAGAGGAACTTGAAATAATTAGAAACGAATTTACTGAAGCAAAGAAGAGAGGAGATTTAAAACTTGCCGCTGAAAAAAGAATTAAAGGTAAGGATCTTGTAAAACAAACCGAATCACTGTCTAAAAAAGCTGTCGAACAGTTAAAACCTGAAATTCAACGCAGCGTGGACAAAGCCAAAGAAGAAAGCAAGGATTTAAAGGAAGCCTTTAAACAACTTGCAGGCTGCCACGCGGGAGTAGGTACCCATTTAAATGACATAAACGAAAAGAAAAAACTTTCAAAAAAACTTAAACAAAACAAAAATCTCAAACAACTCATTAAAAAACTTGGAGCACTTAGGACAGCTTGGAGAGAAAGAAAGAAGGCTGTTGCAGCGAGAAGTAATTACTCCGATATTGTCGGTGCGAAATTCTCTAATGAAGTAGTCAAAGCATTCCCCACGGAGCTCGCTCTCGCTGGCACAGAAGCAGGTAGAGCGTTATTTGCTCTCAAGTATGCTCAAAAAACAATTCTTACTAAAGACTACGAGGCTAAAACCAAAAACTTATGCAAAGGTCCTGTAGTTCTATACGTAGACATAAGCGGATCAATGATGGGACTAGCAGAGACATGGTCAAAAGCTATTTCTATGGTTGTCGCAGAAGATTGCTTACAGCAAAAGAGAGAAGTACAAATTCATCTTTTTGATACTTGTATCCAGAAAAGCATCACTCTCCAACCAGGTGGAAAAGATAATAATGAATTACTGGATTTCATTATGTCCTGGGTTACCCAAGGTGGAACTAGTTTTGGAGCTGTGATCGACCACGCGGTGGATAAAGCGGTTATTAGGGAAAAGGCGGATGTATTGATGATTACAGACGGTCAATCTCAAGTTTCCGAAGCATATTTAAAACGGATTAAAGAGTTCAAAGCTACTAAAGGGATTCAATGGACAGCTTTTGTAATAGGTGTGGAAGATCACTGGTGTCACAGGTTTTGTGACTATGTACGCGATGTTGACGTCAACTGCGAAGCCTCAAACGCAAAATTGTTTCAAGAGTCTTTACGTTGAGAAAAAATAGAGTTAGCGTCTATCTGTTGAGACTAGAGACATGATTAGCCAAGAAGACATCCAACTTATCAAAAAATTGCTACAGGAGTATGCACCGCAAACAATGCGTTATGAATTGGAAGACTGGGTATCTACGTGTTTATACGACACGTACACAGATCAAGACGATCCAAAATGCACCTCGTTTAAGTTCAATGAATCAGTAATCAAGTACTTACCTTCAAAAGGAATTTTTAATATTGTCAGACCTTTAGGCGACTCTATCACTGAGTTTACGCTATCTGTGAACATGTTACTAAACACCATGTATGGCACTGCATCACTTCAGTGCGCTAGGGGAGTACTAGACCTTCAAGAAGCAGACTTTGAACTAATGTCGATGCAGATAACTGAAGAGTTTTACAACTTTGATTCAAACATCGGCCTTGTGACAGGTGCCTTGTTGAAAGACATGCTTTAAAAGACACCTTAAAAGTGATTGAAATGCATTGACGCCAGCAAATAACTGGCTAGTATTTGCCAGAACCAACCAATTCAAATGGATTTTACATTCAAAATCGGCGACGCTGAACTGACTACCGGGGAAGCTAAAGCGCTATTTCAAGCATGTGGCGACCTTCCTTCTATCTGTATTGACGTCGCTAACCACATCGATCCATCCTTGATGGACGCTACAAAGTTATTTTCAATAAGCGTCAAGACTAAGAACCCTCAGTTAGCAAACCTAGCCGCTAAGTTCGCCATTGAAGGAGTTAGAGCTCCCAAGCAGCGTAAGGCCAGAGCACAGATGGTCCGTATCTCTGCGACCAAACCAACTCACCCTATCCGTAACGCTGAGGAAGCGATTGAAAAACTGTGTGCATCAGAAAATCTCAAGTCTTTAGGAGCTGGCATGATCTTGCTGATGCTTAAAGGCAAGAAAAAGAAGACTCTCCGTCAGATTGCGACACAGCTTGTAAACCAATTAGCTTACAAGGGAGAAGTTTCTGCAGATTCAGATATCTTTAGGGGCTTTGCTCAAGATTCTGAAGGTCACTACCGCCCTATTGTGAAGGAGCCCGGTAATGATCGGACAGTCTGTTACCACGCTTCTCCTATCTACACATCACTTCGTGACGGTTGTGCGCTTCTTCGTGATTGGGACCTGCTTGAGCTCCATCACACCGAGGAGATTGGCAGTGTTGACAAGAACCTACGAGGTGCTTCTAGCCAACTTCGACGTTTTGTTTACCAGATTGAACTCCGCTCTAAAGGAGAAGAGGTTGCAGACATCTGGAATGACCTTGACACATATATCAGTCACAAGTGGTCTCAGCGAGTTCGCAAAAGTATGAAGCGGACTATGTCAACTGTCGCCTGATCTCACACAACGCAGTTATTCTTGAGGCGTCTTAGGACGCCTTATTTTTTTATGCACATCAAATACGTAACCACGGAATCAGAATTTAAACAGGGCCTCACAGACCTTGAGAAGCTTCCGAAACTTTGCTTGGACTTTGAAACCACGGGGTTGGACCCTCACATCGCTAAGCCGAGGCTTCTACAGCTTTGTACAACAGATGAAAAGGTCGAAGACCGCTGCGTATACGTCCTGGATTTATTTAAAATTCAAGATATTACAGGTTTAAAAGAGCTGATCGAAAGCAGAACACTCTTGGTTGGTCACAACTTAAACTTCGATCTCAGGTTTCTTTACGCTTTAGGCATTGATTTTAAAAATAAAATCTTTGATACCTATGTCGCTGAACGATGTCTACGAGCAGGTTTTAAAGATAAAAAAACTTCTCCAAAGACTCACGAGACTTACTTCGACGATGTGTCTTGCGCTCTTAAAGCGGTTGTTAGCCGAAGATTAGGTGTTGAGATTTCTAAAGACCAACAGGTAAGTGACTGGAGTCAGCCTGAGCTTGATATTGAGCAGGTTGAGTACGCAGCAAAAGACGTTGACATCCTTCCGTCAATTGCATCAGATCAGTTGCGAGAACTGGCAGAAGAGGCACTCCTAGAGGTATATTCTTTGGAGTCGAAGTGTGTCAGACCAGTAGCACTCATGTGCTATAGGGGTTTCAATGTAGATATTAGTAAGCTGCTAGCACTACGCGAATCTATCCGGTGTGAGTTAGAAGAAATAACTCTAGAATTTTGCATGGAGCTAGACAAAGCTCTACCATCCGATTCGAAACTACCCAGGAACCCAGATGGATCATTATCGATTGGGAAGAAACCTAAACAGTTCAACCCAAGCTCAGGCATACAATGCATCAAAAGCTTCAGCAGCCTGGGAGTGGAACTACCATCTTCTCCAACAACAGGAAAGCCGACTCTTAATCAGATCCAGTTATCCGAGTTTGACTCGGAGGACGCGCACCTTAACTTATACAGGCGTCGCACCAAAGTTGAGACACGTCTTCAACACGCTGAAAAACTTTTGGCAAACGTTAACCCGATAACTAATCGCATTCACTCGGGTTATAACCAATACGGCGCAAACTCTGGACGGTTTACATCGTCTGGCGCAAAGAAAGTAAGTGCCAAAAAAATTAAGGACACATTTGCTGTTAACGCTCAGCAAATACCAAGGAATTCTCAATTTAGAGAGTGTTTTATAGCCACAGAAGGATATGAGTTAATTATCTGTGACTTTAGTCAGATTGAACTTCGCCTTGGAGCTGAGCTGATCAATATTCCTCAAATGATTCAGGCTTTTAAAGACGGGTACGATCTTCATACGGTTACAGCAAGTTTGATTTATAAAGTGCCTTTGAACGAAGTAAAAAAGTCTCAACGGCAAGAGGGCAAGACATTAAACTTTGCCCTTCTCTATGGCATGGGTTACAGAAAATACAAAACTTACGCAGCTCAGTCAGGAAAACTTATTTCTCTTTCAGAAGCGAAAGTCTCACATCAAGCATTCCACAATGCATACCCACGTCTTAGGCAATGGCATCGGGAAAGATCAGCAATGGTCGAGGATGGTTGGACATATGTAAGGACTCCCACTGGGCGCCGTCGACTTCTGTCGTATAACGACGCGACAATGACAGCATGCGCCAATACTCTTATCCAAGGCGCAGGAGCTGACGTCTTGAAACTTTCTCTTGCAAAACTTAATCCTTTTATTAAAGGTGACATCCACTTAGTTGCTTGCGTTCATGACGAAATTGTGATTGAAGTCCCTAAATCGAAAGTAAATGAATACATAAATATCCTAGAAACCTGTATGCAAGAAGCAGCAGAGACAATATTAAAGGTTGTGCCCTCTAAGGCTGACGCTTCCCATGGTGGGGATTGGTCTGATAAATGAAAAATAGAAGGCCGAAGAGTCAGTGCAGATTCAGTAAAGGTGACAGAGTAAAGGTTAAAGAAAGTGGGCGACTCGTATTTGTAAGAGACTTTCCAGATCAGGAACTTTTAGACAGAGTCTCTGCTGTTCACAACACCACGAGAATCGGAACAGTGGTTGACACAAGTGTCAAACTGTCGAAGGTAGGTGCTAGACAGCACTATGTAACTGTCTTATGGGATTTGTGCGGTGTCACTAGCGAGCACCACCAGATGCGTTTAATGCTCTACCCTTCTTTAGAATCTCACGACTAATGGTTATTAAAAACGATCGATTCTCTAGCCCTAAGTTTAAAAAGGGCGACACTGTTCAGCTTTTCGTACCTAAAGGGCTTGTTAACTCTGCTAAGCACGACACTCTCTCTGAAGGAACTGTGGTCCGTACTTACGTTCGTAAGAACGCTGCCGGACGTAGAAGACATTGTGTAACCGTGGAGTGGCATAGAACTGATAAAACTCAAGAATTAGATCAGAACAGATTAAAATTTACTGAGATAAGTAATAAAAAATTTATTACAAGCGAAAGTAAGTCAAAACCTAAAGAGTCCTTCAGCTTTGAGATTCTAAATATAGACAAAGTTCCTGAGAAAGAAGTTTTTACGGTAAAGACAAACGGTAGTTACTTTGGCTGCGTAAACTTCATGAAAGGTTTTTACGTAGGCAGAGAGGAATTTTCCACACCTTTAGCTGCTGCTAACGGAGCCCGTAAGCTTCGTGCGACGCTATCGATTGCTAGAACCGAAAAGTTAGATAGTAAACTTTTTAATACCGAAACAAAAAAAACAAATAAAAATGTAGTCACTAGAAGCAAATCACGACTAATGTACAAATCAAAGCTGTGTACATTCGAAGAAACTCTCACCATGCCTCTTTTATCATTCCAGGAGGTGTGGGTTATTACCAAGCAGGGTGAGTACGTAAAAGACTCGTTGAATAAAGAAACTAAGAAGTTAGTGGTATTCACTAGCGAACGAGACAAGGCACAGTTTTTTTATGACCACGAGGAAGCGAAAAGAAGAATGAGAGTTCTCAAAGGGACTGTAGGTCCAGGTTTTGGCTTAGCAAGATTTTGGGTTGAAAACTAGTAAACTAAAAAAAACGATCTATAAGATGGCCACTCGTTTCGCTGGTGACTTCTTCGGGGCTGCACTAACCGGCCCCGAGACAGATCAAGGGTCTCTCTTACTTGATTACTTCCCTGAATTACGTAAAGCAAAGAAAAGGAGCAATAAGGAAGAAGAGGCGGTTAAAGATACTGCAGGAGCTCGTTCCTTTAGAGGACGTCAAGCAGTGACACCTTTTACTGGGTATAAGACATTTGAAGCTGGGTCAAAAACTCAAGAAGCAGCACCCTTGTTCTCAGGTTTTAAAACTTTCGAATAAAGTAAGATAGAAAAAATCAATTAAACTCAGAGTACGAGATTACTCAACAGAGTTAGCCGTTATGACTTCTTCGACAATTACTACGAGCAACGAGGAAAAAGGAATACCAGAAAAATTTGGCCGCACTATGAGAAAAGCGGGCAACATTTTCGGACTAGATTTGGCTGGTCTTTTCGATGAAGAAGGAGAAACTACTGAAGGTTTTGAAGGCTTTGCTCCTACGTTTAAAATGACTGCGAACCTTAAAGGTCGTAGTCCGACTACTGCTACTTACAAAGCACCTTATCAGCCATCGCGTACTGCTGAATTCACCCTTGGTCCACGGTCTTCTTCTTCTTCTATAGGTGATATTAATATCAACCTAGCTGATGCAGTAAGAGGAACTGGTGGTGGTGGTGGTACTCAAGCACCTCTACCTCCGATGATGCTGCCGAAGAAAGACCTTGATCGTACCTTACGTTCCTTTATGGGATCAAACGCTGGCGGTGGCATAGGAGCAGCGGGGATTGGCAGAGCTCAGGAATATGGATATTCCGATGAAAAAATTCGTGCATTGGGACAAAAAGAAGGTGTCAGGTTTGGCGAACAAGCTGCACGTTCGCTTGGTATTAATACTGAAACTACAAGCGCCAGTGGAGGCGATTCAACTGCAGGAGCACTAGGTGCGGCTGCGGTTCAAAGACTTCGTGATCGTGGTTTAGCTGACGAAGCAATTAGATCTCTGGCTAAGCAACAGGGTATGAAGTTTGGTGCGGCAGCAGCCGCAGATCTAGGAGTAGGTCAAGGGATGATTTATCAAGGACAAGCCGCAGCTGCTCCAACTCCTGCAGCTCCAGCTCCTGCAGCTCCTAGTTACACCCCAGCCGCTCAGGCTATCTCTCAGGTTTACCAGAAGCCTAGTTACAACAGTGGTGGCGCAGCTATTGGTGCAGCAGGACTTGAGCGAATGGCTGCCGCTAGAGGAATTAGTTTTGCTCAGGCACGTTCGCAAGCACAATCAGCTGGTATGCGAATTGGTGCAGCTGCTCAAGCTCGTTAGTAAAATATATATATTGACAGTTACAAAGTCATCGTTAGATTTAAGTCAACTTACTTTTAACGATGACTGTTACTCTTGCTTCTTTTATAGGTCCTGAAGGCACAGAAGGCTTCTTAGGACTTGCTGCACTCAAACGTGCTCAGGAATCAGGTATGTCTTACTCTGAAATAATTAAAAAAATAGAAACTGAAGGACTTAAGATCGGCGATAAAGCTAAAGCAGCACTGAGTGAAGACTAATTACTGCCTTTCACTAACGAAGAAGCAAAAGACTCTTTCTCTTGCTTTATTGGCTAATGACGTTGGCCACGCTCAAGCTCAGGCTTCGGACATCAGTAGAGCATTCGGGGCGGAGTCTTTAAAACTTACTTACTCAGAGGTAAAAGAAAATAACCTAAGCTTGCTTTTTAAAAGACTAGCTTCGAACGACTTTACGCACAAAATGTGTGATTTTTGGGAACATTCTTACGTGAATGAACACCCGGTCATTTATGCCTTAGGAGAACGTTATTACGTTCGGCCACTAATTTTAGATTACCTTGAGATCAATAGAGACGGTGCGGTCAAGCCCAGTTGCGGTAACAAGAAATGCATCAATCCATTACATAACTCATATAAAAACATGAATGCGTCAAAACTAGGTGGCGCGGACGTCACTTTGGCGTTAGCCTTTCATGGCGATGGTGTCCCCGTCAGGGAGATTGCCAAAGCACTCAAAGTAAACCGATCAACTATTTACCGAACTTTAAAACGTGAACATCTTCACCCTCGGTCTTCGTGTCACAGACACGGCTAGCACCGACGAAAACAAAGTCACACATGTCTTAGCTGAGTCTCTTCCTTCAACTGACAAGCGGATAGCAACAAAGGTTCAGCTTTCAATGACTGCTGATCACTATGTAGGGAAGATTCTCGCCTCTCTTTCTGAAAATCAAACCATCCTTGCAATCGGTCCAACTAAGCCGACACCTGATGGCGTACTTCAGATGCAGCCAATGCTTGTAGTGACACAAGATAATTGGAGTGATCTTCTAGCTGTCAATCTTTATATTTCCACAGGTGGTCTTGGGCCTAAAGCCGAGGAAAATCAAGTGGGTGACAACACTGTTACCAATCGATCACTTGCATGGCAAGACGAAAAAGGAGAAACAAATTGGTTTAAGCTCACTGCTTGGGACAAGCTTTCCACTCAACTTTCCGAGTTGGCACCAGGTACTCCAACCATCGCTATCGGACGTGTCAACACGTCTGAGAAGGAGGGCAAGAAGTATCTTAATTACGGGATAGATAAAGTTCTTTATCTACCTCGTTCCAAGAAAGCGGCACCCAAACAAGCTGCCGACCCTGAAAAAGGCAAGGTAGCTACCGCCGCTCTTGGCTCTATTGACTTTTCTCTTTAATCTGAATCATGGTTTTTATTGCTGGCAAATTTTCTGCAGATGAAATCCTCTGTAACCTCCCGCCACACACACTTCGAATCGATCTTCAAAGTCGCGTTTGGAAGTCCGATACTGACTCTGAAGCTGCCATCACCGACAGTAACGACAACGGCATACCGATTGAATTCATCCTTCTTGGTTTCACACCATATTTCGGTAACCTCGGGATGCGATCACATCAGGAGTTTATCCGGATTTCTTATATCGGTGTCAGTCCTTCTCATCGGTTACTCCCTCCTCGCTGTGTATGCACTAGCATTATCAGTGGTAAATCAAGTCAAAAAAACTTCATTACGTATTTTCAGACACTCTATAACAATAGAATCAATGTCGGTGAAGTCGTAACGTCCACGAAGTTTGTTCAAAAATCCTTTAACGAAAGGAATCCTGTAACAGGTGAGGACGGTGCAAAGATTAACTACAACGTCTTAGAGTTTAAGGATCGTCCGACTCAAAGTGATGAGGAGACAAAACTCATCCAAGATGTTTCTGAATGGCTCGAAATTTCAGGAGACTTGGTGGCTTCTGCATTACGCAGTACTATCTCCGGTTCTAATCTGGTTGAGCTTCCTCTCGGCCAAGATCATGCTTCAATTAAAGAAGCATTTAAAGAACAGCATCCAATCTTAGAAAGCGGCTCTCCGCAGGGGCTCGCAGCTCTTCCAGCAGGTGCGGGTACCCCAGGTAAGTCTTCAGAAGCTCCCAAGCTTCCGGAGGCAAAAGCCGCTAAATCTAAAGAATTGACGGAAGAACAAAAAGCAGCTCTTAAGGCAGCTGGATTGGAAGTATAGTTCTTTTGAGGTGGGGAAGCCTCTAAGGGTAACTAGAGTGTGTTTGCAAATACACACTCTTTTTTATTGTCCGTACCGGATTAAGTCACCAAACGATGGAAGCTCCACGTCGTTCTCAAGGCAATACTTAATTACGTTCTCTAAGAGTTTGCCGCGTATCAAATAATTTGCATGTGTTAGCTTGATGCATATATCTCTTTCCTCGTCGTCCATCTGACTAAGACTGGTTACGAACCGTCTATGTGCGAACTGTTCCTCTAAACTCATGTGGGAGCAAAGTTTACCTAGGAGAACATCTGCTTTGTCCACGTTCTACCAAGTCCCAAAATACATATTCAATCCTATTGCGGAATCTGGGATTGTTTCGGGATCAGTCTTACTTCCTTACGACGAAAGTTTTGAACTCACTACTCAAGTAAGGAACTCAGGCATAACTGATATTACTACAAACACTTCAGTGGACAATGTTACTGATCTAAACTGGTGGTCTGAGAAAAAAGATAAGTTCGACTGGATAATTGCTGTGACACAGGGGACAAAAGAAATAACTTCTTGGGTTACTGAGTGTGGGATTCAGACCGCTTCAAAGGGGATCTGTATCCTCGACAGACTGACTTTTTTAGAACCTACAAGGAGTCGCCAAGACTTTCTTAAAGAAGCAGCTCTCGAAAATATTAAAATTTTAAGCCCTCGCCCGTCATTTCGTGACGATAAAAAGTCTTTAAAAGACTCTGTGACTTCTGCGTGGTTTGTTTTTAGAAGACAAGGATCAGCACTTATAAAGACAAATGTGGATTTCGAAGTAGGCTGGCACAGACCAAAAAATTTAAAATTGTGAGTAAGCCATTAACAGAGGCCCTAAACCACATTGCAAAACTCTTGGAAGAGCATAACTGCAAACTAGATAACATCATTGCACTACAAACAAGTAATCAATTGCTTACTGAGTGCATAGACCCTTTGGGGAATGCCAGAACTGCTGAGGAGTGTGCAGACATTACTCTGGAAGCATTTTCTTCAGCACTGTGTTTGATGCCTCAACTAGAGCAGCGAAACAAAGAGTATCAGTACCAAAAGCAAGAATTTTTTATAGATGATGACGCAGATGAAAGTAATGGTATCTCAAGTATGTTCTAGACTTTTAAAAGGAGGATAAACACAGTGTCAGATACTCGAGTAGTAATCAACGGAAAGAGACACTACATCTGTAACGGTGTAGCCAAACCTCTTCCTTCTGTTACAACGATACTAAGCTCCACTGCTTCAGAGGCTAATAGGAAAAAACTTGAGCACTGGAACAAGATGAACCCAGGTGTAGCGGACAAAGCTGCAGAGAGAGGCACTTGGATACATAACAGCGTCGAAGATTATATAAGAGGTCTACGCGTAATCCCACCCGATTACTACAGCCTATTTTGGGAAGGCGTTCCAGAGTTACTAGATAACCTTCTAGACGGTGGAAGAGTACTGTGGTCTGAGAAGCCTTTTAATCAACCTGCATGGTCTAAGTACGTAGGAGACGACGGAGTAGGCAGAATTCATTATTATGACGAAAATACTGGTCATGGGTACGCAGGCTGTTGTGACCTTATCTATATGAATCAAAATGCAGAAATTATTCTTGCAGATTTTAAAACTAGCAATGGACCTTACTCTTCCAGGTTCCCGAATAAAAAATCTGGTGTAGATGAAAAAACTAAGAAAGCGCTTATATCTGGTGTCTTCAAAACTAAAAAAACGAGACTTCAGTTGGCCGCGTATAAAGCAGCTGCAGAAGCTTGCTTAGGCATAAAAATAGATAAAACTCAGATAATCGTGACCACGGCGATAAAAGAATTTAACACTCAGATTTTTACCTTTGGCCCTGACGACGTTGAGAAAGACGAGATTTCATGGTTTGAGGTCGTGCGACAGTACTACGAAAACCAGAATTAAGGCCCAACTCGGCGTAGAATCAGTCAACAAGGCAGAGCGGAAGAGGCGTCTTAAGCTTCTCTTGAGCTTTTAACGTCTAAAATCAGGCATACTACATACGCGTCAAGGTACCTAATGAACTTCATCTGCTCTGTAAATACGAGTGTCATCCCTCATCTACACCCAGAGCAGGGCAAGATTGCCAAAGGAGGGAACTTTACAGCGTTTAACTCAGGCTGGGAATCCAAAGATGTCACAGCTCAAGAATTATCGACGATTCTTTCGACTCAGGCTGGGCTTTGCGCTTGGCATTTAGTTAATGGACAACGAAAGGCTAGTGGTACTGGGGTACTTCAAGCTGGACTAATTATTATCGACATTGACAATCAGGCAGAAGGTAAAGATGAGAACGGAAACAAGATTCAAAAGCAAGAATTAACTCCGGAAGAAGCTCTTGAATTAGATATATGTAAAAAGTATCTAACAATTGGATATCACTCACCTTCTGATTCTCCTGGGTGGCCAAGATTTAGGTTGGTATTTGGGCTTGGTAAAGCAATCATCGATCCTCAGTTTTATCAATGGTTTAATAAACAAATTCTTAAACAAATACCTGGATCAGACATAAGAGCTACGACTGTACCCAATCTTTTCTACGGTCCTAAAAATAAAGAGTGCATATTCGTCACGACTGACAAGTTCATACCAGAAGAAGTCATAAACGAAGGTTTTAGGTCGTACAGTTCACTTCCTGTACAAAATTTAGAAGAGGCTGGTGACCCAGAGCAAGCTATTGACAATGTCGTAATCCGAGCAAACGGTATCGATATTGAAAAACTTGTATCTTCTTCTGTAAGGTCTGTTCTTGCTGGTGAGGAAGTCTCTGACCGCAGCTCGACGATGGCCACGGTATTTAAGGAATTGATCGGTTGGAGCAACTGGCTTAAAGAGCAACACATTGCATCATGCGTATCACCCTTGACAATAGCGCAGGATGCGTTCCATAATATATATGACTACCCTCACAGCTGCGATGGTAAATTCTCGCGGATTTTAAATTCAATCCGCAACCCCGAGGATCTCCTACCTGCTGTCTCATTGGCTTCTGAGCATGGAGACCTCGGCATCTGGAAAAAAATCAGACGCGTCAAAAAGTCTGTATTTGACAGTCACGCGTCAGAAGAGGTGAAGGATCGTTTAGCAGCTCTTAAAAAAGAAGCAGCTGTCAATGCCGTTATGAATATGGCGGAGTTCAGTCTCAACAACCTTGAGTCTGATTATGACGAACCAGAATCAACATCAAAATCAACACCAACATCAACATCAACATCAACACTTAAGGAAAACCAAGTGAATACTCCAGCCACCCCAGCTCAATTGGTCTCACTTCAGGCTGGTTCAAGGAACCGAGAGTTCAGCGAGAATGACATCGCCACGCTCATTGTCAACAATCAAGGTGACAACTTTATTTATGACAGTAATTTAGATCAGTTCTATCACTACGACGACGATCTTGATATCTGGTATTTTCAGGATGAACAGCATATAAAAAGAAGAATTGTGCTCGCCCTGGATGCTCTAATTGCAGGTGGGGCACTTCCTAAATACAACAGCGCAACTATCAGTAGCGTTTTCGGAATCCTTAAAGCAAAGCTTCTTAAATCTGCTGAAGGAGGTCGTCGCAGCATTTGGAGCAAGTCGTTTGGTTTTATTCCATTTCGAAATGGAGTCTTGTGTACTAAAACTTTTAAGTTTTCGGAGGGTAAACAAAAAGATCTCTTTCTTAGGCACAAGCTTGCTTACGAGTACAACACGAGCGCAGAGTGTCCTGAGTTCATGAAATGGATCAAAGGTGCCCTTGATAAGGATCAAGAGAAACTAATCCAAGCTTTTGCTAGAGCAATCCTCACAGGCTATACAGCTGGCGAGAGATTCCTTCACCTTGTCGGCCCTGGTGGTACTGGTAAGTCAACCATGCAGCAGCTAATGGTTGCGCTTGCTGGTTTCCACGGAACTCACACTTCGAGCTTGGAGGTCATTGAGACCAACAAGTTTGAGTCCTACAACCTCATCGGGAAGCGATTACTCCTCCTTACTGACGAAAGCAACTACAACAAGCGAATGGATGTACTCAAAAAACTTACATCTGCTTCTGACACCCTTCGCGCTGAACGAAAGTACGGAAAAGAAATCATCAGCTTTAAACCTGAATGTTTAGTTTGTATCGCCAGTAATGAGCACATCACATCAAATGACTCCAGCAGTGGACTGGAAAGAAGGCGACTCACAATCGTTATGGACAAAGTCGTTGACCCCAGTAAACGTACAGAACTTATAAGTGTTTTTGAGGATCGAATTGAAGGGTCCTTTGTTCCCGAGATGAGTGGGATTGTCAGTTGGGCTCTCTCAATGGACTACGCAATTATGAAAGATATTCTTGCGAACCCTACTAAGCATGTCCCCTCGCTCAACAAAACCAACATCGAAGCACTGCTCTTTAACAATCAATTTATAGCGTGGCTTAACGATTGTTGCTTATACGCACCTAACACAATAACGCCTGTAGGTGCTGGTGCTCGTAAGCCTAATACAGACGAGGGAGAAAAAGGTATGTACGTTTCCAACGCCTATGGTGCGTTGTACCCTTCTTATGCAAATTTCTGTAAATCATGCGGTTACAAACCTGCGGCTAAACACCGTTTTGTTGAGCGCACCAAAGAAGCTCTAACTAATATCCTGAAACTCCCTGGCACTAAGGTTGTGTTAAATGACGGTATTCCAGGGATAAAAGGGCTGCGACTTAAGGCATATGACCTAAACTCCGATCGTGCTGCAAAAGGTCCGGAGCGTCTACCCACACCTGTGGAATTTGCTCAGGACATGAGCACCAATCGCTGGGACACTTCTTTTCAAAAACATGACACGCCTAAATCCTAATTTTCTTTTGGCAACAGCAGTTGGCGCTGCAGCTAGTATCGCCACCGCAATTACTGCTCCTCAGTTTGTCGGGGGAGGGTTAGCTTTCACTGGTGGTCTTATTGGAGGAGCTGCTATTGCCAAGGAACGATCTCTTAAAGCATCCCTTGAACAAGAACAAACAGCACGTGTAACTCAGACATTTACGAGTCTTTACGAAATAAACAGAGGAATCATAGAGCCCGTACAGCTTGCTTTTCTTTCGAATATTCCCTTGAGTCGCGCTGATGCATTCTTAACGACCTTGGCAGAAGCAAACAACGGTCAGAAAGTTACTGTTCAAGACGGCTTAACTGTCGTCTTTGCTTTTCCGCATAGCTCCGCTGCTTTAGACGAGCTTACTCAAAACGCTCAAAAATGGGCTGCAGCTCAGACTCAACAGTTAAACGATGAGTTACTCCAGCATAAAAAACTAATCCAGGTTTATCAAATGCAAGCTCAACAGCAACTTCAGGTTAAGGCTAGCCCCAGCCCTTGGGAGAATGTAAGCCCTACTTAAGAAAATCCCAGCCAGCTAAACCTTTATCCTCTTCCCGTGCTTTTTTAACTGCTTCCACGACCACGGGGAGTTTATCCTTCAAAGATCTGCCTATACAACGAACAATGGCACGGTGTTCGTGTTGCGTATCCTCTTTACCTCTTAAGCCTACGTAGTGTACAAAACTACGAATAGTTCCGGAAATATGAAGTTTGGTCGGTGTATAAAGAGGCAAAATATTTCTTGCACACTCACGTGCAACACCTCTTTTAAGCATGTCGTTATAAAGATCTTGAACGTGGGTGTCAATAATTTCAAGCCTGTCCCAAAACTCCTGATGTAGATATAACGGAAGTTGGCTCTCTGAAACCTGCCTATTAGTCTTTCCTTGGTACCTTAAATCAAATTGAAAAGGTTTCTCTTCGACGCTAAGTATCTCATTAGGGTTGCAGTATCTTTGACTCGTTTCTTGAAACGTAAAACTCCTATGACGCAAAATTTGAGGTGAGATCGCCCGAGTCGTAATAACTTCGAAGCTAGCAGACGCTTGCTCAAGAATCGACCAATGTCCATGCTTTATACAGAAGGAGACCAGACCGGCGTAGTCTTCTTTGTCCGGATCCTTTGAAGAGACACGAGCGTGACGCGCAATAACTTTTTCTGCGTCTGGTGTAATCCAGTCAAGCGAAGCCGTATGCAGAGTTTTATGCACTAACTACGTGGGAATGTCTGCTGGTATCGTAGCCGCGCAGTGATTTCCCGTGGGTTTGCAACCATTCGTTTCACACCTTCAGGACCTTGACCCAAACGCATACCAGCCATACGCGTCACATCTGCTTGAGAAGACATCATTTGCTTTTAGGTGGGATATTAGAGAAGGGAAGATTATCAGGCATGTTATAACTTTGACTTACCGTATTCACCGTCAAATCTTGACCGTTAATAAAGTTCTGACGAGGATTAGTTGTAAGAGTTTTTAGCTGTACACGAAGCTCAGGATCCAAGGTGTTTTGTTCTTTCAACATATAATCTGCTTGAGACATATCCATTGGACGCATCGGCATAACCACGTCGCGGTGGTTGTAACCGGCGGGTCCTGTCAACTGTTGACTTGGAACAATATTGCCCTTATTAAAATCCGTGGGGCCTATGGGTGCGCGAGCATACTCTCCGTGATCAACTTGATACTGAGAGTAAACTCTATTAACGTTGTCAATACCAGTAGCTCTATTTAACTCAATAGACTGCGCGGTGTTTTGATAATCCGCAGGCGAAACCATTTGCGACGAGCCGATAGGTTTTACTCGCTTAGCCATAGGACCGAGTCCACCAGGGCGTTGTAAGAAATTAGGCTTTTCCATTTTTCTATCTTAACTCCGTTTTGGTTGCTTTTTGCGATTAGTTGTTTTACTAACCACTCTTAAATTAGACGGTGAATTATTTTCGGCATCATGATCTTTGTGATCTACTTCTTTGCCATCATTTTTCTTAACTCTTCCTTTTCGTTCCATAAAACGACGAGCCCGTTTTCGGGCTGCCGTGCGTTTCTTTTGCTTTTCAGACCTTTCGTCGTACTCTTTTCTATAGTCTCTTTGGTACGCCACGGTCGTAAAAATTTGTTATTTACATTTTACTAGGACCTGCAAAGAGTTCAGTAATTGAACAACTTTCAGTCCATACGAGCTTTCGACCTCGCTTGGCTAAATCTTCTTTAAACTGCGCCCAAAGACCAGTATAAGTACCGTCAGTCCGGCCGTAGTATCGATAAAGCTCCTGCATAAAAAAAGCTTTACTGTTCTCGTCATCGCAGTCCCATTCAGCGACAATTCGATCTGTTGAAGATTCAGACACAATAATAATGTTTCAAAATAAACCCTCCTTTCTGGCGGGAAAGAAGGGAAACCAACTGTAGCACTCAGTCAGTAAGAACAGCCCAGCCTGACTTACTTCCTTCAACAAGCCAGCGAGGACCTAAATTCTTTTTGGAATAAATTTTATACTTACCATCAGTATTAGCGTATGAGCCAGAAATTAAGTCAAGCTCTCCGAAGGGATCGTGAACCCAGTAACTTTTCCTGTCTTCTGTAACGCCCACTACACATATCCAGTGACCTCCTCCAGATGGCTGTGAAACGGACCCCTTGTGCAGAATTCCAATAGGTACTGGGATATCTTTTTTTAGTTTTTCTTCAATAGCATCCCAACCTGCGTTTTGAACAAACTTAGCATTTACACCAAAGTGTTTAAGGGCATCTATCTGTACCCACGCCTCTGTGGTGTCCCCAATAGAAAAAACTTCCTCAATATATTCGTCGTCACCCTTAATAATGTCTGGATAAAGCCCACTTACAAGCATCGCGCACGAACTTGAGAAACAAGTACGCATCGGGTCAACTGCATTGTCTCGTTGAGAGTAGTACGGCACATCTAACTTGATACCCTTATTTTGTTTTAAGGTAGGCTCGTCAACATCATTAATAATCTTCCAATGGTCAGGCCACATCCACCACTCTTGCTCAGCACTACCTTCTAGAAAAACTCGGTGATGTTTTTCTCCTGTATACATACGTATTTCTGTCCACTGCCACGCAGATCCTTTTGGTACGAAAAGTTTTTGCTCAGGTTCAAGAGTGCTTGAATCAACTGGACGTGCCTTAAGGTACGTATCGTTTTTAGCGTAAATACTCCGTTTCAAAAGAGGGTGCTTAGCTTCTGATAAGAATAGTTCTTTTTCTTCTTTGCGTCTTCTTACTAGTCCGGGCACAGCTTCATCAGAACCAGCTTTGACCCAGCGATCAAACTGCTCTGCAACTATTGCACGTGGGGTGTTCTGATTTAATAATTTTAATAATGTAGAGTGTACGAAAGCAGTACAACCAACATTAAAAACAAAACTTACTAAAGCATCGTATTCATTCTGATTTACTTTTATAGAAACAAAAGAGCTTACACATTGCTGGGAGCTCTCAGTATCTCCTAGCAGTAATTTTTCAGCTTCTTCTTTGTTTATTTTTTGACCTGGGTATACGTCAGAGCCCGTATGCCCATAGCCGATTGTATCGACATCTGCCGCACACTTATAACTAGTAAGACGCAACCCTTCAAATTTTTTAATTAAGTCAAGACCTTTTCTACTCAATCTCATGTTTGTATCTCGAATTACGATTTAATTTGATTCTAATTTTTTCGACAGCAAAACACATTGCTGAAGCGCCGAGTCCGGTAACAAGTGCTTCCAACCAAAAAGGACCAAAGTGAGTCGGGTGTGTCGCTAAGTCAGCAATAAATGTTAAAAATCCTGTAAAAATTATGCTCTGTGTAGGTTTAATAGTACCTAACAACAATACACAAAAACTATAAAATATAGCTGTACGTATACCAACAGTATATGCAACTGTTACGTGTTTCCAGGTGACAACAGATAAATCACCTTGCGTCATAGCAAGCATGCACGGTACCCAAGCCTCTCCAAATTTTTTAGGAAAGGCATTTATTGACCTGACTAATCTCTTAATCAAGCTGCTGTATAAGTTACTCGATAAACGCAAGGAGATCGATCAGTTTTTTCTACGTATAGGTAATTCTCGACACTTGCTCCCACAGAAAAAGTAAAGGAAACGTCCTGTCGGTTAGAAATCTTAGGAGAGTTTAACTCTCCCATAACAGTGCCGTCAGCACCGCTTCGAATGTAGACACGACTAACAGCTGAAGAGCCAGCTTGAAGAGTGACGGTACCGGTTCCAGTAGCTGAGGATGTGACTGCGTAAAGATCCGCACGACCTTCAGAACCTTCGGAAGTATCTTCCGTGGTGTAATTAATGGTAATATTTCCACCATCTGCAGATCTGTTCTGCCTAAACCGAGTAATTCCCTCGGGATTAGCGCCAAGCTCACGATTAAAATTGAATTCGGCCACGATTAATTAACTCTGTTTAAATTAATAATAGCGCAGCCGTTTAAAATATAAAAACTAGTGACTTTACTAAAATGACAGGAAAAAGAGACTTGAGCACAGCTAGAGAATGGGGACGTGAAATCCTTAAAACTCATGAACTGCAGCAGTATGACTCAGCTAGCCAGGATGCCATACTCCCTGTGCTAGACACAACACAAATTCAAGCGGACGCACAACCGAGAAAAATGTCCATCTCGGGGATCATGAACACTGCGATTACGGCAGGTATCGTATCTCCAGCTGGTTCAGGAGCAGCTCCTTTTAACGGTGAACTAAGCTTTGCAGGGGGTATCACATTAGATAATACAGTAAGTGGCGTGTATACCCTTAAAGGTGCAGGAAGTAACGACGCAGCACTTGTCCTTAACTGTCGGGCAAATAGCCACGGTGTGACTATTAAATCCCCTCCTCACGCAGCAAGCGCTACATACATCATTGTGTTACCTGAAAACCAGGGCACAGCAGGTCAAGCTTTACGAAACGATGGTAGCGGAAATCTATATTGGGGCTAGATTTCTAGTGTGTTCACGAACATAGAGAGGCACCAGGATGAGCTACAACCGTGTAAACGCTCTAATGTATGAGCTTATACTATTTATTTCTCGTTTCTGGCCAGGTATTAAAGCTAATCCTTGGATTAAGAGAGCTGTTATTAATTGTGTGGACGATTGGGCAGAGTTCAGAACTCAAATAGTGATGACTGAGCTCGAAGAGGATATTGACGAAATACACCAGGCTTGGGACGAAGAAGAGAAAAAAAATTCTTTCACGTATATTGAAGAACCCTCAGACGGATCACCTGTACAAGAGATTCTGGGTGGTCCGATTAGAGTAAAAGCAACCTGGGCTAAAGAGCCACGTCCGTCAGATACGAATTTCTAGCGCTTATTGTTTTTGTACTTGCGTGATTTCTTCTTAGCGGATTTACGTACACAGTTGGGGACCATCCGATCCCCTTTCTTTTTCATTCCTTCTTGAACGTAACCGTCCCAGCAGGTTCCTTGCTTAGCCATTGTTTTTAGATGCTTTGTACGCACGAGCTTTTTTGCCTGCCCGCTTGGCTGTCTCAGTATTCGCTACATGAGTATTCACTGGTTTGCCTCGTGTGGCCGCTTTCTTTTTTTCATCGGTAGCTTTTCTTTCCTCAGCAGACATTGAAGCCCACGCTGATTTAGGGAGGTAACGCTCAGTGCGTCCTTTTTCTCTCGCTTTATCGGCCATATCCTCCCAAAGAATTTTTAAGCATCTCAAGTCTATTAGCTTGGCCTTTATGTGTCTGAGATGCTTTTATCTAGAAATAGTTCGCTTTGAAGGTTACTCATGGGATTAATTTTTCTTCTCGTGCTCTTCACGAGTTTGCCAGTCTTCTTTACCCCATTTTGAAAGTTTGTTTTTACTTGACTTTTTACCTTGGTATTTTCCGCCCATATCTTTATAGTATTTTGTCGCTAATTGCATAGCGCGTGCAGAGTGACCGCCCATTTTTTTACGTGCTTTAGCCTTCGCACGAGCCCATTTCTCAGGGTGTTTTTTCTTCGCAGTCTCAGCCATTGCGAAAAGTACTTTTTACTATCTTATCTACTTTTAAACATTAATCCCTGCCACTGGTGTTTCGCTTGTCTGTTTTTTCACGTTCACGCTCGTTTTTATACTTTTTAGCACGAGTTTTGGCTCTAGTAGCTTTACTCATTTCGCCGCGGTGATCACCTTTTTTAGTAGCTTGGACTGTTCCGTCTTTAAGGTCTCCAGACTTTTGAAGACTTTTTGTAGCAATCGCATAGGCAGAAGATTTCTCCATGCCCGGATTTTTTTTCATAATGCTTTTTACAGCATCTTCAAGAATTTGTGGCATTCGACTAACGGTCTATAGTTACATTGTAGCTGTTCAAAACTCATGGATTTTTTGATTTCAAATTGGGGTGAGATTGTTGGTCTCGCTGGTGCTATTCACTTTCTTGCTCTTGCGGTTGTTAACATCACCCCCACGCCTAAAGACAACGAGGCTTATGCTCGTTTCTACAAAGTTATTGAAAAGTTTGCCGGTATCATTACCAAGGTGGCTAAAAAGTGATTATGCGGTCTTCGGAAGAAGAAGCGTTTCATACTCCATCCAATCAGTAAGCAGTGGAAGGGAGGATTCTATTTCTTGCTGGTTAACCCAGTTAAGAATTTTTTCTTCCCTTTCGATTGTCCAAAAGTCTTGACTCCTGTACCACACGAACCACGGTGTGTCGCTTTTTATTAAGTTACACTCACCGCAGCAACCAACAAGGTTGTGGCGCTCGTTTTTACCACCTTTTGACTGAGCTAAAACGTGATCTAACGTACTGGGTTTTGAACGTCCGCAGTACGCGCAATCAGGCCACTTATCGAGAATACTTTTTCTAAATCGCTTACGAGCAGACCGTTTCTGTAAACAACAAAGGTTGAATACAAGATCATTTTCGCTCACAGGCACGTGCGCGTTTAGATGTACATATTCTAACTAAATATTATCAATATCTACAATGTTTAAATTGTCTCAAGAATAAGAAGACCAGAAGAAGAGACTGCTTTAGCAATAGGACCCCAAGGAAAAGAAGGATCTGCAGTCCAAGTTGAAGGTTCACCTGAAGCAGTCGTATACCCACTTGTAGTTGGATCTACGTAATAGAAATACCCTGTAGATAAACCAGTATTATTGTAACCAATGGAACGAGGAACATTAATAGTGACTGGCTCTCCGCTCGCCACGGTTGTTTGAGCGCTGCCTATAAAGTTGTTGTAAGAAGAAATTGTGGGAAAGGTTGAGGAACCAGGAGACCCGACTACGGCAGTACCATAACGTGAGTTACCGTCGTTTCTGAAAGCTACTACCACTCGATCATTTGTAGAGTCGTAGGTAGCGGAGACAAAGTAAACATAACCAGTTCCACTAAAAACAACTGCAGTACCAAATGAAATAGATGTACCAGAAACAGTCCCTACAATGGCAGTACCGTAACCTGAGTTACCTTGGTCTTGATAAGCTATAACGACTCGATCATTTGGAGAGTCGTAGATGGCAGAGAGGTAGGTAGAAGCAGCAGATTCAAAAACAACTGCAGTACCAAATGAAATAGATGTACCAGAAACAGTCCCTACAATGGCAGTACCGTAACCTGAGTTTCCGCCGTCTTCATAAGCTATAACGACTCGATCATTTGTAGAGTCGTAGATGGCGGAATTATGGTTAGTGCTACCACTGCTATTAAAAACAACTGCAGTACCGAATGATATAGAAGTACCGGAAACAGTACCAACAATTGCAGTACCGTAACTTGAGTTTCCGTCGTCTCTATAACTTATAACGACTCGATCATTTGTAGAGTCGTAGGTAGTGGAGAGGTAGGCAGCACTAGCAGTTTCAAAAACAACTGCAGTACCGAATGAAATAGAGGTACCGGAAACAGTACCAACGATTGCAGTACCATAACTTGAGTTTCCGCCGTCTTGATAAGCTATAACGACTCGATTATTTGTAGAGTCGTAGGTGACAGCGGTGCTATAAGTAGCAGCAGATTCAAAAACAACTGCAGTACCGAATGAAATAGAAGTACCAGAAACAGTACCGACGATTGCAGTACCGTATTCTGAATTTGGAGAATCTGAATAAGTTATAACGACTCGATCATTTGTAGAGTCGTAGGTACTGGAGATTGCACCGGTATTACCCGACTCAAAAACAACTGCAGTACCGAATGAAATAGATGTACCGGAGACAGTGCCTACAATGGCAGTACCGTAATTTGAGTTTGCGTCATCTTTATAAGCTATGACGACTCGATTATTTGTGGAGTCGTAGGTGGAGAAGATGCTTCCAGATTCAGCAGTGTTAAAAACAACTGTTGACCCATAAGTCCTGCTATCTCCACTAGTAACACTAGTAATAACACTAGCTTTACCTAGATCATCCAAACCAACAGGATTACCTGCCTGGATAACACTGGAAGCTGTTAGTTCTACAGAACTACTACTCGAAAAATTGACTGCAAGATCTAATGCGGCATTACCCGAAGCAAGGGCAGTATTTGCGTCTGATTGAGCTGCCACACCGCTGGCTAAGGCAATCGCAGAAGCACTAGAACCAGCGACCCCAGAAGCTAATGCAGCACTTGCAACTACAAGATCGGCACCATCCATACCGATAGAATCGCCGACGAAAATTACACCGCTAGCGCTGGAAGCAAGTGCAACATCAAGTCTTTTATTACCAGTTTGTAAATCCCCACCACCAACTAGACCACTACCAGCGGTAAGCGAACCAAGTGAAGCTCCATCAGCTGTATCTCCTGTAGGGAGCTGACTGAGCTGCCCATCTACGTAAACAAGAGGGAGTTTCTCAGCCATTACTACTACCTAGTTTATTTTATTTTATCCGATAAACTTACTATTCAGTTTCTAGTTCTACACGAGGATCAACCCACTCAGGATTTAGGACCCAGCCGCCAGCGTCCGTAAAGGTGTACTTCCAACCGAACCACTCAGTAGGCTCAGTAACACCCTCATTCAACACACAGTTGGATGTGGTGCAATCCATGATGTACAAATCAGGATTACTAGGATCGCCAATCGTAGTTTTATCCGACTCAATCAGAATCTGTTTGTCGTCGGCATACAGGTATACACTAACGTTCGGGACTTGAAAGTCACCCAGGCGGCAAATAGTTTTCATGAGGCTCTCGAGCACTAAAACAGTGTAACCGACTAAAGCATATCAGTCAGCAACAAGGTAGTGGAGTTAACCGCTCGGCCAACCACACCCCAGTTAACTGCTCCCGACCACGTGGTGGGTTGGGTCGAAGTTGTAGTAAATCCGCTGGTTGTCGGATCAACGTAATAACCAGAGCCAGCAAGTAAGCCAGTAAAACCTGTTTGAGCAGATCCGGGGAATGCTACGGTCACAGCTGACCCACTTGCTGCTGCAGTTTGCGCTATACCTATAAAGTTTTGCTGGGATCCAACAGTAGGTATAGTAGAGGTTCCTAAAAGAGGTTGAGAGCCAAAAGCTCTTAGCAGGTTACCAGGCGAAAGTGTTACAAAATTTTGATTAGTAGAGTTCCTATAAGCTGCCTGTATATAATCGGTTACTGAGGAGGAATAGATAGTAGCCGCTGTTTCGTAGGTGACGGTAGTACCAGTTACGATCGCGCACTTAGTTTTAGGGTAGTTGCTGGAGTCTGCATCAGCGTAAGTAATTACGTGTCTCTCAACATCACTATCGTAGAAAGAGCTCACATACTGAGAGATAGTGATATTAGCTGCGAACACAGCTAAGGTTCCAAAAGTTATTGTGGTACCGCTGATGGACGCGACTTTAGCTACGCCGTCGTCAGCATTAGCTCCACCGCCGGGTCTGTATGCAATTAATGCTTTACTGTTTGCTGAGTCATATGAAACAGCAATAGAGGCAGTGCTGTTACTTTCAAAAACGTACTTGGTTCCGAAAGTAATAGACGAACCGTCGTTAGTACCGATAATTGAAGTACCGTAATTACTATTACTAGTATCACGTTGGGTAAACATGAGATTACTACTTCCTAAATCTGTAATTACGGCGCACGCATAATTTTGAATATCGTTTGTAAATGGTGATGCTATCTCACCTCCAAGAGTTGGTGTAGTTCCTGAAACAGTACCAATTTTGTAATACTGAGTACTAGTGGCGTTTCTGTAGTAGTTAAAAATAAACTCACTTCGAGCAGAGTCATAACCGATCACGCAGTAAACGCTCGAATTACCGCTTGTGACGTTTGCATAAGTTCCAAATGTGATGCTTGTGCCAGAAATAGCCCCAACTACGACACGTACGTCGTCTGTACCACTTTGACCATTCCTATAGGTAACAAGAAAATTAGCCGTACCGGGGATATCTACGACATAATTACCGTCTGAAAAATTAGCATGAAACGACGTTGAGCTACCAGCAAGAGCACAATCTCCATTACTGGAATCTACGGTACATAATTGTGCGACCCCATTGTATGAACCGCTCGCATCATCACGATAAACAACAATAAATTTATCCTGATTTGACTGATAACAACAATACTCTTGTGTATTACTATTCCCAAATACTGATGCTTGCGTATTACTATATACCACGGGGTCTGTAGCTGGTTGTTCAACATTTCGGATAGCCTGAACCCTATATGTATCATCAAGACCAACAACATTACTCACAGCAATCGTGCTCGCTGCTGTAAAACCAGCCTCAACGGCAGTAGGCTTCGCAGCGATATCAACCAGAGCAGCATTACCGCTAGCTAGAGCAGTAGCGGATACAGAAATAGCAGCGTTACCGCTTGCTAATGCATATTCTGCAATTTCTAATGCTTGATTACCACTGGCTAATGCTGTTTGTGCTGTACGCAGCGCAGAACCGTCATTTGCCAGTTTATTGCCGACAATAATTAAACCGCTGGGATTCGGTGCTATAGCAACGTCTAGTTCAACAACCGCTCCTAAATTTCCAGCACCATCTACGGCAATACCACTGCCAGAAACTATACTTCCAGGAGAAGCACCTACAATCGTGTCACCAGGAGGTAACTCAGTCCGAAGGCCACTAACAGAAACAACAGGACGCCGGACTACCATAATTTTGTGACCTTTAAATACACTTTAGCCTGGGTCAGATTGACTTGAGCAACATCAAACCGCTCGAAGTAACGGCGCGACCGATATAGTTCCAGGGAACTTGACCGTTCCAACTAGCAGGTTTAGTTGATGTTGCTGTAACACCACTAGTTGTTGGATCTACGTAATAAAACTCGCCAGTCGTCAGACCTGCTGTTGGGTCTGTGTACAAAGCTCCAGGTAAATTCACGAGGCAAGGAGAGCCACTCGCCACGGTGGATTGAGATATACCGAGGAAATTTGGGTATGAGTTTAGGGTTGGTCTGGAGGTGGTTCCGCCGAGAGTATTAGCTACAATGGCAGTACCATGCTGTAAGTTTCCCTCATCTTTGTAAGCTATAACAGCGTTACTGTTAGTAGAGTCGTAAGTAATGGATATTTGCTGAGAAACTGCGGACTCAAACACAACAGCAGTAGCAAATGAAATAGAGGTACCGGATACGGTTCCAACAATTGCTGTACCGTATTCAAGATTACCTGCATCTCTGAAAGCAATAATAATTTTACCGCTACTAGAGTCGTATGTAGACGCAATATCATACACACCAGAAGCTTGGAATTCAACTACAGTACCAAAGGAAATAGAGGTACCAGAAACAGTACCGACAATAGAAGTACCGTAATATGAATGTGAAGAATCTCTATAAGATATAACAACTCGATCATTTGTAGAGTCGTAAGTGCAGGAAGAGCCAAGCATAGTAGCGGACTCAAAAACAACTGCAGTACCAAACGAAATAGATGTACCAGAGACAGTACCGACGATTGCAGTACCGTAGCTTGAGTTTCCAGTGTCTCTGTAAGCTATAACAACTCGATCATTTGTGGAGTCGTAAGTAGCAGAGTTATAGTCAACAGCAGAAGCTTCAAAAACAACTGGAGTACCGAATGAAATAGATGTACCAGAAACAGTACCAACTACGGCAGTACCAGCAAATGAGCTTCCGCCATTAGTGTAGGCTACAACAACTCGGTCATTTGTAGAGTCGTAGACGGCGTTGGTGGTATAAGTAGTAGAAGACTGAAAAACAACTGCAGTACCGAATGAAATAGAAGTACCGGAAACAGTACCGACAATTGCAGTACCGTAATATGAATTTCCTTCGTCCCAGTAAGTTATAACGACTTTATTGTTTGTGGAATCGTAGGTGGACGAAATGTTGTCAGTAGTAGCAGACTCAAAAACAACTGCAGTACCAAACGAAATAGATGTACCAGAGACAGTACCGACGATTGCAGTACCATACTGTGAGTTATCGAGGTCTTTATAAGCTATAACGACTCGGTTATTTGTGGAGTCGTAGGTGGTTGACGTGTCGCTAACAGGAGCAGCTTCAAAAACGACTGCAGAACTCGGAAAACTAAGCGAATTACTAGTAACTGTAAGACCAATACTCTGTACCTTACCTGCATCATCTACGCCCACGGAATAACCCGATGCGACAGCACTAGCAGCTGTAAGCACAGCAGTAGGGCCACCGCCACCAAGAGTTGGTACTAAATCAAGAGCTGCGTTTCCGGAAGCAAGTGCCCCAAATGCAGTCGAAAGTGCAGCATTACCTGAAGATAATGCAGTCGAACCTTCGGTAGCTGCCTTATTACCCGAAGCAAGTGCAACAGTCGCGTTAACGGAAGCTACACCATCATTTCCAATAGTATCTCCGACATAAATAACTCCACTGGGGTTGGGAGCGACTGCAAAATCTAGCCGAATATTAGGACCAACACTACCGCCGCCAACCAGACCACTACCTGCGACTACTTCAGTCGAAGATCCTCCGGTTTGTACCGTATCTCCTGCAGATAGTTCGGAAATCAAACCATCTTGAATAACTAAAGGGCGTAGGCTAGTCATTTTTAAATCTCAGTAATATAAGACCTAACTAAAAAGGTCCACAGGTGGTTGAATCTCAACGTGCAGTTCAGTAGTGCTGACTGCAAGTCCGAGATTGACAAGAGCAGCGTATCCACTTCCAGCCGAAACAGTACCTGAAGCAGTACTAAAGCGAGTGAGCTGGCCTTGCGACTTAGACAGATAGTAGTACTGACCAGGAGTGAGCTGAGTATCTGCTGTGATATTTGCTGCACTAACAACAGCAATATCGTCGAGATTAACGGAAACAGTTGCGTCTTGAACAGCTGCTTGTGCAGTAAGTCCGACTGCCTGATGTTGGGCAGAATCCACGCCGCTCACTGCAATAGCAGGAACTGCATAAACTCCACTTACATAAACAACTTCACCTTGAATAAGGTTAGCGCCAGCTGTTAAATTTATTAGTGACGTAGGTGAAGATGAGGTTACACCGCCGCCATTTACAAGAAAGACAGGAGTACCCCCTGGCTGAAATTCAGTGTATTTTCGATTAAAAATAGCCCGGTTAGTCACTACTTACACCCAGACATTATTCCTTTAATCATAATCGATGTTTTATATTTATTCGTCATCGCGAGGATTAATCGCCATCAAACAGAATCCCATGAGGTACAAAAACCCGAGGGCTCCGAGAGCGATAGCAGTTCCCATATTAAGTAGTAGGTTGTGAAGGCCACTCAACATCCCAGGGAAAACCTGTCTGTTGTGGGACCATTCTTAAGCTCTCACGATAGACAGCCCAGGCGTTTTTGCCGTCCGCATCTAAAGGAGAATCTGTTAGTTGAGTCCAGTCACATTCAGTTAGTTTATTAGTACGTTGGTCACGTACAGAGCTTGCCTTACTTGCATCTACGCTCGCTTCATACTCAGCTTGCTTATGCAGTGCAGTAGTTACAACACCGTCATCATCAACAGAGTCAGTGAAAATAGGACCTACTACGTAGCGTGTGAACCACTTACCCTTAATCTCTTCGACGCCGGATCGGACGCTGGTCTGATAAGGAGGAATAGTAGCTGCTTGCGGTCCTTCAAAAACAGGATCCACACCAAAATTGTTCATCGTTTCCTGACTTAAAGTCTTTGAAAACGAAGTGTTTGAATGGCGACGACGGAACTCAGATTCCGAAATCACCTCGCCAGTTTCACGAATACGTAATTCCATAACTAAATTCTACTACTTTTAAGCGATGGCGAGAAAAATGTAAGTGCCCCCATCGGCATTTAATCCAACTGGGGCGGAACTTGTAACGGTAAATCCAGAAGCTAACGGGTCGATGTAGTCGGTATTTGTGACTTCTGCTGCATCGTCATTAAATAAAATGTAAGGATCATCGCCACTGATAATGCCTCGTGCTGAGTCGTAAACGTACCAATCACCGCTTTGATCGGTGCGTTTAATTAAAATAAATTGTGCGCCTGCACTGAACCCACAGTCGACGTTAACAGTGTCAGCAGTTCCTGTGTAGCTCCCTACTTTACTTATACCGGATAGAGTTGCGAATAGATAAGCAACGTACTGTTTGTTGTTGACATTAGTGTCACCGTTTAACGCAGCACCAACCCTAAACACGCTTGAAGTTGGTGTTGTACTGTCCCAACAATAAGTATCAGAAATGTTGCCATTAGTTCTATTCAGACGCATATTTCCAGTCGGTCCAGAGATTGCATTGTAAACAGTAAAATCACCAGTACCGTCTCTGACTTTCACGAGCATTAACTCTGGCACAGCTTCGAGATTATGAGTTATGTTTTGCTGTCCAGTATTTGCGCTGATTGAACCTGTCCCGAGATATGTAACTATATCCATGAAACCTGGGGCGCGGGTAAAATTATACAGAACATAATTGGTTCCAGTGTTATTCATGTAACCTGTAACGGCAGTTAAAGCCAGACCATTATTTTGATCAAACTGAAAGTAATCCCCATTTTTATCACCAGCGGCCCAGCCACTGGATTCAGCAATGTTTGTCGCGGTTGCAAGGTTCGTATTTGGGCTTAATAATCGAGTAAAAACGTACTGAGCCCACGAAGACCAGCTCGGGGTAGTTGCAGTTAAGTCAGAAAGGATTGCAAAATCGCACAAGTTATTACTTACGACTCTTGCGGTTTCATTGCCTGTATAAGCGGTTGGGCTAAACACATCCGTCGCATCTCCAGGCGGCTTATTTGGACGGCGGATTGCCATATAGGGGACTGTTATGTTTCCATTAAACAAATTAAAGGCAGGTATAGTAAATCCTGTACTTGTAATAGCAAAGGATCCCGCAGCCCTATTTTGCTCAACGCCAGATGAGTTTGGCTTTATAGTGTTAGATGTAGTGTTCACAGCACCTACACCACGCATAGTATCAAATATATACCACTGGCCACCTTGATTTTTAGTAAGGATAAATTGAGGCTCAAATCCAAGATCAATTGGAGCATCTAGTGTTCCACCGGCGTTAGTAGTAAGACTCCCACATTTAATAATGCTTTCATCCGCATCAGTGCCAAACACCGGTTCGTCGTTAGCAAAGAGGTAGGCGATGTAGGTGTCGCCATCTGTATTGACATCATTACTAGCTCCCACCGTAAATTCAGTGCTAGTAGGAGCCGTGTTATTCCAATAGTTAGCACTGGGACCTACTGGACCAGTTGTAAGATCTAGTATTTCCGCTTTTGTTGGACCTAAACTTGTGTGATAAACAAGCCAATTAGTTCCCGCAGTATTAGTACACTTGACGATCATCATGCCCGGTATACTTTCTAAATCATGAGCAACAGTACGGTTACCTCCTGTACCGGTGTACTGGAC